GGTCGCCGCCGCCTGCTCGGTGGCGCGTGCGGCGTCGGCCATGGCTGCGGCGGTCGCGCGCAGGCTGAGGATGAGGTCGCGGACGTCTTCTTGGCTCAGCATCACACGGCCTCCGCGTGTTGCGGGTCGGGCTCGGTGGCGAGCTCGTCGAGGGCCTTCTGGATGGCTTGGACGGTCAGGATGCCGGGGTTGGCGATGCTTCCGTTCTTGATGCCGACCACGGTGCTGATGCTGACGCCCGCCTTCCGCGCGAGAGCCCGGAGGCTGCCATGGTAGGCGTTAAGGGATCGGAGAAGGTCTTCCATTTCGTTCACCTCAGGCGGGAGGGTGATCGGAACTCCGAACGGTTGCAAGCCAAAAGTGATCGGCTTTTAGATCAGAAATTGACGCGCGGCCCCGCGCTTGATCGGAATGGCGATCAAGGAGCGGCTCCGGTGGGCGTTGAGTTCTTCAGTTCCCTGGTAGACGAGGCGATTCGGAAAGCCGGCGGTCAGCGAATGCTGGCCGAGAAGCTTGAGCTTGGTCTGGCCACGGTCTCAGCGTGGCGTGGCGAAGGGCTCCCGCGTCTCGACTCCTTCGTCAAGCTGCTGGATTACGTCGGCGGCGACATCAGGCGCGCGCTGCCAGGCTGGGAGGCGGACGCCCAAGGCAAGGCGCTCGTTGAGGCCCCGCTCCTTGGCCGCGTCGCCGCAGGCACAGCCCGCTACTCCGCGGAAGACGGTCGCACCATCGTCGTCTCACCCCAGGACTTCCGCCGATCGCGCTGGTACCATTGCACCCGCGCCCCCCAGTCGGGCCGCGCCATCGAGTGGATCCAAGTCGACGGCGCTTCCATGGAGCCCGAGTACCCGGACGGCTGCCTCCTGGCCTGCCGGCCGCCCGCGGATCCCGCCAACCTGCCTTCTGGCGCGCACGCCATCCTGCGCACACGCGCGGGGGACATGACTTTCAAGGTCGTGCAGTTTCGAGGAACGGGTCGAAACCGCGAGCTGTGCGCGGTGCCCATCAACCGTCTATACGAGGTGCAGTTTTTCCCGCTCGGCGAAGTCGAGATCGACTGGATCGTTCTGGGGATGTTCCTTCATCGCGTGAACGATCCGACGCCCGCCCGCACCGGCGTATTGCGCGAAGGCGGGGGAGAGCCCGGAGAGCAGGGCGAGGTGGTGGCGTGATGAAAGTGTCGCCTGCCCCCGTCCCGGATTGGCTTGTCATTGGCCATGGTGCGCTGGCATCCTACGGATGCCTGCAAGGAGGTGCGCCATGAACGACGTCAACTTCGAAGTGAGGGTGGATGCCAAGTCTGGGAGCGAGTACTCCCTCGCTGACGCTCGCGAATTCCTCGACATCCTCAAGGACCTCTTCGACATCAAGCGCCAGAATCGCGAGGCGGTCCCTGTCGAAATTGTGTCGCTGAGGCGCAACTGCCTGACTATGGAGCTCGCTGTTTCGGAGGCTGACAAGGATCCTGTCGGAGCCGCCATCCGAAATCTTGAGAAGCCGGATAGCCTGACCGGGGAAAGTCGCCGGCGCTTCCGCAAAGTCGAGAAGAGACTGCGCGATAAGGGATGGTCGATGACAATTCAGGAGTCGGCTCGATTGAAGTCTCCCAGGGTGGTTGTTGAGCCTCGCCCAATCGAAGACGCGGTTCCCATCGTCGAGGAGACCACGATCAGCGGCAGGCTGTTCAGGGTCGGAGGCAGCATCCCCACTGCGCAGATCACCGATGTGCCTGGGTACAAGGCGTCGACCATCGAGGCCCGCTGTAGTAAGGAGAAGTTGAGGCAGCTTGCCGGCCTGCTGTACAACTACATCACGGCAACGGTCGAGATCACTTGGCTGCCCGACGGCCCCCCCGAAGATTGGGAAATCAAGCGCGTGGAGCTACTGGACTTCCGCCCCGTCGACTTCAACGTGGGCAGGGCGTTCTCCATGCTCAACGAAGCCTTCAAGAATGAGGACATCCCCGCCAACACGGCGGAGTTCGTGCGCCGACTAAGGAGTGACCCATGACGCCGCGCCGCAGTCGCTACCTTCTTGATACATCGTCCCTTCTTGAGATCGTCAAGGGGATGAAGGGTGAGCAGGGAGCGGCTGCGAATGCGGGCATGAAGCTCTTGGAGATGGCGAAGGAGGGCAGGGTCGAGCTGTTCGTGCCAGCCCTGGCTGCCCACGAGATACTGGCCGGCACGAAGGACCACGAGCTCAAGGTCAGCGCTCTGGCCCAACTTAGGATCTTGGCCTACGGGGCGCGAGAATATGTGCGGTCAAGCGAGATGGAGCGAGAACTCAACGAAGGCGCTAGCCGTGCCGGCAAGCGCGCGCCTTCGCCAGATGGGCGTGCTCGCCATCGCATAGATTGCATGATCGCGGCGATTGCTGAGGTTTCCAAAATAGGCTGCCTTCTTTCTGAGGACGCCGGCTTTGAGGAAATCAAGACGTCGGGCGTCGGTGTGATGAACTTGTGTGCGCTGTTCTCCGATGATGGGGATATTTTCATGACCCCACCCCCCTCTGAGGACGAGCCTGGGGCCGACGTCATCGAAATGCCGGAAGGCGTGCTCAATGACTCGGTTGAGAAGATGCCGGCGGAGGAACTGCCTGAAGTTGAAGGCGAGGACCCCGATGAAATGACCGGCCCGGCCAGCCAGTAACCCCTCGCCCCTGTTGCGTTCGCGCATCGGGGGCGTTCGCGTTTTACCTACGATTCAGGACAGGAGGAGGAACAGGCCATGTTGGATCCACGCGAGGTCCAACCTTCAGGGGCGCCGCCCCACTTCTACAACCACGCCACGATCTTGGGCGTGCTCTACGCCCTGCCCTTTCTCCTGCTGCTGCTCATCGGACTGCCGCTCGGCGCACTGTTGTTCCCGGAGTATGCCGTAGCGCTTGCCTGCGTGTCCTTCACGCCAGCCATCTGGGCGAATGTTGTGTTCCTGAGACAGATCTCCCGTGTGGGGAAGGCCACGGGGCTGTCTCCGCCTGGAGCGAGTGCAGTCCGCTACGCCCCCATGGTCGCCGCAGTGCTTTTTGCGATCTGCCTCATACTCGCGACGATTGTCGCCGTCAGGATTGGGACGTTCATTGATAAGCTTGGCGGGCGCAGTGAACAGGCATCAAACCGTCAAACAATCCCGATCCCTCAGCGCCTCCTGACTCCGCCTGCTCCAAGATCGGATCGATCCGGCATCGTCGTCGGGCAGACCTCCCCAGCGCGAAACGAGATCGATCGTATATACGTCGCCCGCACGTCCCTGATGTATTACAGCGCTCCCCCGTCCAGCCCACGTCAGACCGTAGAGATCGCAGACGGCCCCGTCTTCTTTCGCGTCCTCTCAACTGAATCTCACGCGGGCGAGGACTGGTACCAGATCCGGATCACGCCCGTGCGGGGTCAGCAGTTCCTCGCCTGGATCTCTGACAACGCGCTGCGGATCGCCAATCCCGAGCCGCTCACCGAGCAGCAGGCTCAGGCCGAAATCACACGACTCAGAGGAGGAAACTGAAGTGGACGAGCCACGCCCGCACAAGAAGCTGACCGACGAGGAAGCCGCACGCCTGGCGAAGGCCCTCGTCGAGGAGTTCATCCGTATAGACGTCTTCGAGGAGAAGAAAGACGGTCGCACGTACGAGATGGACGACGACCTCCTCCTGTTCGACGAGGACATCGCGGAGCAGATCGCGGAGGACGAGGCCGACGCAAAGGCGCAGGACGCTGCCGAGCAGGAGCGCATCGACGAACGGCGACGGTGGAGGGGCTGAGGTGGCGTTCGTCTACAGGATGAAAGGCTCGCCCTACTGGTGGGCTGAGTTCCGTGGGCCGAACGGCGCGACGCGGAAGTCGACGAAGGTGCGGAACACCGAGCCGAGCGAACACGCTCTGGCCGTCGCTGTCTCGCTCGAACATGCCTACCTGGCGTTGGTGGAGCACGGCGACCTGAGCGGCCTCGACAAGCTCGTCGAGTACAAGGTGATCGACTACTCGCGCGTCGTCGAGCTGCGCTCGGAAGCGCCCGTCAAGCCCCGGCGCGGCCCCGCCACGATCGTCGAGGCCGCCTATGCCCACGAGGCCACAAAGCGCGAGGAATTGAAAGCGAAAGCCGACGTGAAGGCCGGCCAGGATCTGCGTCGTCATCGCGCCGACCTCGATGCCTTCGTCGCCTGGCTCGGCACCTCCAGCCTTGCGGCGATGACCCGCCAGCGCGTGCTCGCGTACATTGACCACCTCAAGGAGCAGGGCTTCGCCTGGTCGACGCGCAAACACAAGCTGCTGCTCATTCGCCGCGCGGCCCAGATGGCGCCGCACTTTGGGCTCCAGGACACCCTGACGAACGCGCTGATCGACCGGCGCGACGAGGACGAGTTCACCGAGATCCAAGCCTACGACGGCCCCGAGCTATACGAGCTGGTCACGACCTGCTTCGACCGCGGCGAGTCCAGGATCGCCATCGCCGCTGCCCTGATGGGTTACTGCGGCCTGCGCCCATCCGAACTCGCCCGCCTCCTCGTGGGCGACTACAACCCAGCCCAGAAGGTGCTGCGCGTCGGCGCCCAGAAACGAAAGAACCGCGCGAGCCGGCGCGACCTCCCACTGCCGGCGACGGTGGCCGCCTGGCTCGACACGTTCGTCGCCGGCAGGTCACCCGAGGAACCGCTGATCCGCACGCATCATCCCGACGGCAAGGTCCGCGGCTTCGAGTACTTCGACCTCGGCAAGTGGTGGGCGGAGCGGCTGAGGGGACTCGGCTGTACGCGGATCCTGTCGCCCAAGGCGCTCCGAAAGACGTTCGTTTGTATCGCGACCTGGGAGGCCCGAGATATCCCCGAGCGCGCCATCGATCTATACATGGGGCACAAGATCGCCGGCTTCACGTCCGTGACCAACTCGGCCTATCTTCTGAGGGCGACGAGCGCGATGCGCGTGGTCGCAGAAGGCATCGAGGTGGTCCTCAGCCAGTCAGAAAAGAAAGTGATAAATTTCCCGGATCATTCAGCCGCATAGACTTAGATATGCCGCTTAGGGGGCTGTTAATCCGTGGGTCGTTGGTTCGAGTCCAACCGGGGGAGCCATTGAATTTCAAGGGTTTAGCGAGACCCTGCCTCAAGCTAAAGCCCCTGATTCTAACCGAATCAGGGGCTTTTTCGTTCCCTCGTCTCACCCTCTACAGCACCCGGCTGACGGCGTTGATGACGGCCTGATGAAAGGCCGGCGCGTCGTCGCAATACTCGTGGATCCGGTCGAGAACGAGCTCGCCGCACACCTCGGTGACCTCGGGATCAGCCGCCACGACGTCGTGTCCGCGCGGCTGGTTCCGATGCTGTCGGAACCAGTCCACCTGATCGACGTTGCGCGGAACCGTCAGCCGCCACCACGGTAGCAGACTCGTCGGGGTGGGGACTCTGGCCAGCCAGCGCCGAACCGCGTCGCACAGGATAAGCTGTCGGACGTCGAGCCCTCGCTTCCCGAGCTCGTCGCAGAATCGGATCGCGGTCTCGCCGCCGTAGCTATACCCGGCGACGATGATCATCGGGGTATGATAGTCGTCCTGAGTGAGCAGCGTGATGCGCTCCGCCAGGCGCTCGTACCTGGCATCCCACTCGCGCAGGCAGATGCGGACGCCAGGCGCGCGGAAGGGATCGAGCTTCTTCCAGAGGCGCTGCATGCCACTGAGCTGGTGGTTCTTCTGGGTGAAGCCACTGAACAGCACGATCCACGTCTGGCGATCGGTCTTATCGGTGGGCTGGGCAAGGGCGGGGAGCTTCTCGTAAGCGCGCGGGACCATGACGGATGCCTCCGCCGCGGGGTGTGCCACGATGCGCCTCGAGCCCCTTACGAAAAAGCGTTGATCGGTTTTTAGTAACCGCTGGGCATGCGGTCTGGTGACTCTCGCGGCGGAGGCCCTCCGCCATGAAGGAAGTCATCGAACTCATCGCGACGATCAAGGCCACGGCTGGCGAGTTCACGGCTGCGATTCGCGACGTGACTGGTGGTCTGACTGACGTGGCGAAGCAGGTCGACGCTGCGGCGCGCGAGTTCGACGAACTCAACCGGGCGACGCTCGACAAGATCATCGGCGAGCTCGAGGGGACGACATCCGCGTCGTCGGAGGCGGCCAAGGGCACCGAGAAACTCGGGGACGCTGCTGCCGAAGCGTCGCTGTCACTTCAGCAGCTCGAGTCCTCGGCCGGCCTGCGCGCACTCAATGACGGCGCCGCCGAGGCCGAGAAGTCCATGAGCTCGCTCGACAAGGCTATCCAGGCTGCACGCGAGGAAGCAGGGGAGCTGGGCGAGACGCCGCTCGATGCGCTCGCTCGCGAGATCGAGAACTCTGACGCGGCGATCATCGCCCTCGAGAAGTCCATCGAGCAATCGACGAAGGAGCTCGAGACGCTCGACCGGGTTGCCCAGGACAGGCTGCAGGCTGAGATCGCCGCCTCGCAGAAGCAGCTCGATGCGTTGAGGGCCAAGAGCAACCACGCCAAGGCGGAACTCGCGCGCCTTGACCAGACGCCGATGCAGCGGCTGAAGGCTAGGATCAAAAGTGTCGCTGAAGAGGCAGCCGCCACTGCAAAGCGAGTCGGCGCTGCGACTGCGGCGATTGCCGGCGCGATCGCAGGCGCCAGCGCCATCGCCGCGAAGGGCGCCCTGTCCACGGGCTCCAGCTTCGCCGAGCTCACCTCGATCCTCGAGGACGACCTCAAGCGCAACGCGCAGTTTCTCACTGACTTCCAGCGGGGCGTGCGAGCCATCTCGACCGAGATGGTGATCGACATCAACGAGATCTACCGCGCCGCCTATCAGGCCCGATCGGCCGGCATCGCGGGGCGCGATCTGCTCGATTTCCTTCGCGCGGCTGCGGTCGGCGCCAAGGGTGGCGTCGCTGACCTCACGGCGGCGGTCGACGCTGCAACCACCGTCATGAATGCCTACAGCGAAGAGAACCTAAAGGCGGCCGATGTCTTCGACACCATGTTCACCGCGGTGCTGAAAGGGAAGCTTACCTTCGCACAGCTCTCCGCGGTCTTGGGCCAGGTCGTGCCCACGGCGAAGGCGCTCGGCGTCTCTTTCGATGAGCTGTCGGCATCCCTCGCGGTGTTGACGCTGAACGGCATGCCCACCACCCAGGCGGCGACAGGCCTGCGCACGGCGCTGGACAACATGGTCAACCCCTCGGAGCAGGCGAAGGCGGCGTCGAAGGCGCTCGGGGTCGAGTTCTCGGCGACCGCGCTCAGGGCAAAGGGGCTCCGCGGCTTCCTCGGGGAACTCTCCGATCGGCTCAAGAGCCTAGAGGGGCGGGGGCTCCACGTCGTCGATGCTAAGCAGGTCGCGGCGCAAGAAGCGAAAATCGGTGCTTTAACCAAGAAGCTGGCGGACCTGCAGGAGAAGCTCCGAGGCGCGAGCGGAGGCGCACGCGAAGGCCTGGTGAGGCAGATCAACGAGGTGGGGGCGGCGCTCGGTGAAGCCCGCGAGCGGCTCTTCGCCTTAAAGGTTGGGGAGGAGGTCGCGCGCAACGCCACCGAGGCCATCATCGAGATGTTCGGCAGCGTCGAGTCCAAGAACGTCGTGTTCGCCTTGATGGCGAACGATGTCGCCCAGCTCAACAGCGTGATGGGTGACATGGCGAACAAATCGGGCGCCGCTGCCGAGGCCTTCGCGACGATCAAGGAAAACGACCCGGGCTGGGCGCTTAAGCAGACCGCGGCGGAAGCTGCCGCCCTGAAGGATCAGGTCGGGACCGACCTGCTGATTGCGCTCAAGGACCTCTTCGCCGCCCTGAGCTCGGTGACGCAATCGCTGCGCGAATGGGCAGCCGAAAACCCCAGGCTCTCCTCAGGCATCATCATTGTCCTCACGGCGATTCTCTCTCTCGCGGCAGCCATCGCAGCCATCGTGTGGGCGATCGGTACCCTGATCACCTCCGTAGTGGCCATCGGCGCCAAGCTCGCGCTCATCGGCGCGCTCTTCGTCAAGCTCAAGGCCGCGGCCATCGCCGTGGGCGTAGCCATCGCTGGTATCTCTGCGCCCGTCTGGATCGCCATTGCAGCGATCGCCGCGGCAGTCGCGCTCGTCGTCGTGTATTGGGACGAGATCATCGAGGCGACCTCGAACGCGATGTACGAGATCGGCCGCTTTTTCTGGGATCTGGGCGAAAATGCCCAGTTCGTCTGGGGCGAGATCAAGCGCTGGGGGCTCGACATGATCAGCGTGCTCATGGACAGGTTCCGGAGCATGTTCGATTGGCTGGGGAAGAAGCTGGCATGGCTGGCCGAGAAGCTTGGCCTCGCTAGCGAGACGACCGAGCTGACCGGCAAAGGCGGCGTTTCTCCCGAGGAGGCTCGGCGCCGCAACGAAGAGCGCTGGAACAGCCAAGGGGGCGACGTGAAGAAGTTCGCCGCTGGCGGTATCGTCACGCGCCCTACTCTCGCCTTGGCCGGCGAGGCCGGCCCCGAGGCTTTTGTTCCCCTCAGCAACGGCGCGATCCCAGTGTCCCTCAACCTGGACTCTATGGGCGCCACAGCAGGCCCGGGAGGCGGCTCGTTCGCGCCCAACATCACCATCATGCAGCAGCCAGGCGAGTCCGCGGAAGCCCTAGCCCGCCGCGTCGCTGATGTCCTGCTCCGGAGGCGAGGCTGATGCCGACACCGCTCTACTGGGCCCCCACCATAGTCTACGGCAGCACGAGGTTTTACCTGCCGCCGTGGGTCAGCGCTCGCGTCAGCCGATCGCAGTTCATTGACCTACAGAGCGTGCCGCGCACGAACCGTGCGGTAATCACGCGCGTTGACAAGAATCAGGGCACACTGATCGCCCTCGACTGCAGTGGTGTGGTCCCGCATTCAAGCCAAGCGGAGGTTATCGCTTGGCTCGAGCAGATCTGGGAGGAGCTGTCCGGCAAGGTGTTCAAGCTCTTCCTCTGGTCGGATCGCGGCTGGGAGGAGTGCGCGCTCGACACGCACGAACACGAGATCGGGCTCGATCCGCTATGCGTCCTACAGGGGCTGACGCTGTCTATACGCTCGGCGAACAGCGCGCCCACCACGAGCCAGCAGCTCGTCTTTACTGACTACGCGAACGAGTATCCCTACGCTGCGCTCGTCGGCCGACCGGCCGGCGTCGCAGCCACCCCAGGAGTGTTGCGACCCGTGACTGAACCCAGCCAGGCCAACTATGGCGGAACCTTTCATGGCGTCCTCGGCGCCGCATCTGTTGCAGGGGAAGAGCATGTCTTCCGCGTTGGCGGCAGCGCAGGCTCGTCCTGGCGTGTTCGCGGGATCCAGATCACCTCGGCAGAGCTGCCCGTCGCGTCGGCCACCACGACCATCCGTCTGTCAACTCAGCCGATCGGCGGGGCGGACCCGCAGACGTTGGATGTCAGCGTCGCCAGCGACGAGACCTTCTCGGATGTCTCGCCGGCATCAATCTTGGTAACCGAAGGCGACGCGCTGTACGTCTACGCGACCGCGGGCGGCGGCCACCAGAACCTGCAGTACCGATTCCTGCTGACGGCGGAGTGACCCATGGCGACCCGGAGATACGTTGCGAAGGAGCTTCAGCTCGATCCCAACTCCAACGGGACCGGGCCAGTGCTGACCGCGGCGCAGCTCGCGGCAATGCTGGCGGCTGGCTCGCCGCAGCCTGCAAACCTGATCTACGCTGGCCCGTCGTCGGGAGGCAACGCGGCCCCGACTTTCCGCTCGCTCGTGGCGAACGACCTCCCGACCGTTCCGATCACAAAGGGTGGCACAGGAGCCACCACGGCCGAAGGCGCGCGCGCCGCGCTGGGGATCGACACGGCGCTCGCCGGCAAGCAGAACGCGGATCCGCTGCTGTCGGCCATCGCCGCCTTGTCGACGACTGCGGATAGACTGATATACACGACCGGCGTGGACACGGTGGCGCTGTCGCCGTTGACGAGCTTTGCGCGCTCGCTGCTCGACGACGCGGACGCGGCGACGGCGCGCGCGACGCTGGGGCTGGGCGCAAATGCTAGCGTCACTTTCGGCGCGCTCTTGGCGACCAATATCACCGGCGTGACAATCTTTGCTACAAATGTCGCGAGCACGAGCGTCAATGCGCAGAGCCTTACCGGTGCAAATATCACAGCTACCGGTGCGATCTCGGGCGGGAGCGCCAACATTGCCGGCGACATCGCCGCCGGGCGGCTCTTCCGCTGCCCGAGCGTGCCGCCGTACCAGTCGTCAAACTCGGCGATCGTCCTGACCGCCGCCAGCAGCGGCGGGACGTTCATTTCTCCCGTCGGCTTCGAGCTACCGAACGTAGCATCGATACCAACAAACTGGAACGTAAGGCTGATCTTCGAGGACTATGGAGCCTACGTCAGTGCTCTCGGAGGCAATATTATAGACCCCGAGGGCGCCTTCGGCGACTCGGCGCTACAGTCCTCAAACTCGTGGGGACTCATGGATATATACACCGACGGCACCAACTACATCGTCGCACACTACCGCGGCCTCTTCCAATCTGTATAGACAAATAGACAAGGAGCCCACCACCATGACCATGCCGCCATTCTCCTCCACCGACTGGATCGCCGCCGGCCGCGCCGCCGAGCAGGCAGGCCCCATCGTCGACCGCCTGCGCACCGCCGCCGCCAACATGGACGCCCTCCTGCGCCACCTCGACGCGGCCAACGCCCGCGTCCTGCGCGCCGACGATCCCGCCGCCGCTGCGGCCGCGCTCGAGCCCGCCCTGCGCTCGATGCGCGACGGCCAGCTCCCCGCGCTGCTCGCCGCCTGCAACGAGGCGATCACAGCGGCGAACGTCTATACGCCGCTACTCGACGCCATCCTCGGCGTCCCCGAGGAGGAGTGACCGGTGAAGCCAGACGTCACGCGTCTCCGCCAATGTCTTCAGCTCCTGCACCAGTGCGCTCGCGAGTCACACCAGCCCTACCAGGTCCACGCTCAATGCGACGTCGCCGCGGCCGAGCTCAAGGCTCTGATCGACTCGCTCCAGCCGAAGCCGAAGGTCACGCAAAAGGAAGTCTCATGATTACAAAAGCAGTTGGCATCGGGCTCGTCGGGCTGACGGGGATGGCAGCCACCACAGTCTTCGATCCGTCCCCCTTCATCTCCTACGAGAAGATCGGCATCGCTGCGATCACCATCGGCATCCTGCTTTACCTCCTTGTTGCGGAACGCAACGACCGCATCGCGATGACAAAGAAGTACCAGGAGCTGCAGGAGGGGATTCTCAGAAGCCACACGATCGTCCTCGAGAAGAGCGCTGAGGCGATGCGCGAGCACGCCCACGCGATGACTCGCCTGGCTGTATCCCTCGACCGCCGCGAGGGGTCGTGACATGATCCGCGTGGGGCTGCAGGTCGATGGCCTGCTGCAGCTCAAGAAGAAGTTCGAGGCGCTTGGCCGCGAGAACTGGTCGCGCAGCGTCCTGACGCCCTTCGGGGGGCGCATGCAGCGTTCGGTCGCCCAGGTGTTCCGCGAGCAGAAGGATCCGAAGACCGGGGCGCCCTGGCCGAAGACCTCGGCGGGCGTGCTGAAGTCGCGTCCTGGCGGTGGCAAGGGCGGCAAGACCCTCAGCGATACTCGCGCCCTCTTGAACTCGATCGTCAGCCGGCCGCCGCGCGTCACGCCCGCGTCGGTCTCGGTCGGGTCGAATCTCATCTACGCCCTGATCCACCAGAAGGGCGGTACGATCAAAGCCAAGAAGGGTAAGTACCTCACGATCCCGGTGACGCGCGAGGCGCGCCGCGCCGGGTCCATCCGCGCGTGGTTCGCGGCCAATGGCAAGCAGGCGCGCTGGCTCTTCGGGAGGAAGGGAATCTACGGGGCGGGCTTCGCCCAGAAGGGGAAGAAGGGCGGCAAGCCTGTGCCCCACTGGATCTTGGCTAAGGAGATCAAGGTCCCCCAGCGCCGCTACCTGTACTTCGGGCAGGCCGATCGCGAGGCGCTCACGGATATGATTCAGCGGCGGATCCAGAAGGTAGTGAAGAAGGGCTAGTCCTCGAGGGTGATGCCGCGCTCGTCGAGCAGACGTCGCAACTCGGCGAGCGTGCCGGCCCCGACGTTCCGCCAGCGACGTATCTCGCGCCACGTATAGACTGATAGCTGCCGCAGGTCGACGATGCGGTGGTGCTCAAGGGCGTTGCGCAGACGCGCGGAAAGTTTCGATGGGTCGAACCGACCCTCCTGCTTCTCGAGCCTTGCGGCCAAGTCGACGATAGCCTTCGCGACCTCGGCCTCGCGCCCACGCAGCACGGCGGCTGCGGACGCTGGGATGGTGACGCGGATTTCCTCCATCGGCTCCGTCATGTCAGTCCTCGACGCGTGCGAGCCCCGCGGCAACGAGCTGCTGCACGAGTTCGCCGGCGCGAGCCTCCGCGTCCTTGGCAGCAAGCGCGACCTTCGCTCCGCAACCCTTCGCGAGGTGGTCGACGTACTCGTTGCCGCTCATGTGTGCCAGGAACGGCGAGCGATCGCGCAGCTCGAGCAGTGCCTTTAGGGCGGTCGCGCCCTCCGTACATTCCCCGCCTGCCAGGTAGATCTTCATGGTGTCCTCCTTCGGGGTAGGCGGGCGGCTCAAGGCCGCCCGCTCCGGAAGGCACAATCACCGCTCAGGTGCGCCAGCAAATGCAAGCGCGCCGTCTTAAATTCGTCGCCGATCATGCCGAGGCGCAGAAGGAAAACTCGGAAGTCGTAGCGGGCCGTCGCCTCGGTCGTCTCGCGGCGCTCGGCCTTAACGCGGCTGCTGCTCGCGGCCTTCGCGACCAGCTTCAGGCAAAGCTGAACGTAGGCCTTCACCTTGCCCGCGTGCAGCGTGCTGTTGAACCACCGGAACTCGATCGTGCCGCGGTACCAGACGCTGTGGAGGTTGAGGCCGTGGTAGCGGCTCTCGTCGTAGTGCTGGGGGGTGGGGTTGAAGTGGCCGAACCAGGCGCGGTTCAGATCGTCCATCGTCTGCGGCGGCGTATTGCGGAGGCGCTCGAGGAAGGCGGCGCTGACCCGCTTCGCGTAGCGGTACTCGCGGCCGGAGGCGATCTGAAGGGCAGGGGAGATCAGGGCTTCCTGCTGGTAGACCATCTTGGCGACGTTCGCGATCTGGGACGCCGTCAGGCTCTGCGCGCCGACGTGGATGTGGATCCCGCAGCTCTCGTCGACCTTGGCGCCGCAGGCTCGCACCGCGCGAACCACGTTCTGCAGGGTCTCGAGGTCTTCGTAGCGGAGGACCGGGGTCACCACCTCGCCCTGGTGGTGGTAGTCGCCGCTGACGCTCGAGTCGCGCATGACCTGCCAGGTTCGCCCGTCGGTAGCCTTGACCCTGAACTTGTCGTAGGCGCCACCCACGTACTCGGGCGTTCCGCCGACCACCGAGGCAACCGCCTCAGCCACCCGCCGCCGGGTCTGCCCCGTCACCTCGATCTCGACCCCGAAGGTCAGGTCCCTGAAATCCATCTCAGCGTTCTCCCCGTTGGGCTTGGCCGGCGGCTGGCGCCCCGTGCCTGACGGGTCGACACACGCTCTGGTGCCGCGCGCGATGCAAGGCGATAAGCACACATAAGTCGTTTATTATCAACTGGCAGAGGTCATGAGGGGACGCCCATCGCGCGGCGGGGGATGGGCGGGCAGAAGGTCTCGATCGCGCCGCTCGGCAAGCGCACCGAGACGATGAGGTTGCGGAGCTCAACGCTCGCGAACCTGGTGTCCTGACCCTTCAGACCGAAGCTCTGCGTCCACCATTCCACGCCGTCGATCATCTGGCTGTCTATCTCGATAGTCGCCTGGGGCAGGCAGGAATTCAGGAACAGCGCGAGGTCGCCGAGGCCCGCGTTGATCTCGGCGCCGAGGCCGCGCGGCACCAGGTAGAGGTCGGTGAAAAGAGACTCTCGCGCGTCTATACAGGCCTGCATCGCATGGCGGATGTCGACCACCGTCCACTTGTCGGCAGGCACGTCAGTCAGCAGCGCGCCGGCCGAGGGGAAGGCGGTCCATCCATCCGCAGGGATGTTCGCATAGTCCCCTCCGCCGATGTAGGCGATGCGAGCGGCCTCGTCTTCCGGATCGCCTCCCGACCACAGATAGCTGGCGTTCAGGTAGGCCTTGTAAACGCGGGCGGTTGAGCGGCGGCGCCCTACCAGGTCGAAGGATAGGGGCGCGCTGACGCGCGGCGGCGGCACGCCTCCTGGCCGAGCATAGTTGGTGATGGTCACGCCTTCCTCGACGACGAGTTCGCGGAATCGCTCGCCGTTGATCCTGTATATACCGCGGAAGTAGCTGCCCGGCTCGCTGCCGCTGCCTGCCGGCCAGTGAGGACCGCGCTGCTCGATCTCCCACTCCCATTCGTGAGTAGACACGCCTGAGAGTCGGACCTCAACGGTCGCGGAGACGACCTGCAGACCAGGCGGCGCGCGCCGGAGCTGAGGTGGAAGCTCGAAGGGGATCGCCGTCAGCTTGAAGCTCGTATAGACGGGCGGATCACCGAGTCGCGCCGGTTGCAGGCTCCCAAACCCTAGGAGACGCGGGAGGCCTGGATCCCCCGGGATCTCCATGGCCGTCCAGAGCTGGCATGGGATGTTGCGCGTGACGAGCTGGCCGGCGACGGCGAGCACCTGATCGTTATGCGTGAGGATCGGCGTCGCGTTCTCCGCCACGCCGTGATAGCCGCCGCCCAAGCTGCCGAGATAGTATGTGCTGGTCCACACTGGCGGGGCGAGCGACCCGAAGTCGAGGATTTCGCCCCAGAATTCCGTCGGCCCTGTCCATACGTCCTTGGGGAGCCCCCACGCCCGGCCGGTCTCGACAGCGACCGCATTTCCGAAGCTGTCGAACTCGAGGCGGTATCCGGTGGGCACGAGCTGCAGCGGGAACGGGACGGCGATCCCGCCCAACCCTACCTCGCCACCGCCGCCGAGCTGGCAGCGGAAGCTCAGGGTCTCCAATGCGTCAATCGCGTCTCCGAGCTCGTTGATGGTGCGCGCGTCCAGATTCGCATGGTGGGTGATGAAGCGCCCCACCAGGCGAAAGCACGGCCGCGCGCCCTCGGGGATCTCCTCGAGCCAGGATTGGGCGACCAGAAACAGCCCTTCAGCGGGGCGGCCAAAGACGCTCCCCTCCGGCATGTCCTGCCACTCCGGAGGCTCGTCTTCCTCCGACCACGAGGACGGGCGGTAAGAATACTGCAGCGAACAAGGGTAGCGCGGATCGAGCACTGCGCAGCGGTAGCCGACGAATTCGACTCCTGGCGCGAGCACAGGCGGATGGTCGGGATCAGCGACGATCCCACGGAGGCGATCGTACCAGTTCGCTCTGTTCTCGTCGGGGTCGGTCGTGCCGAGCAGCGTCTCGGGATCTGCGAAGGTCGCGAGGTTCCTGATGCCGGACGTGACGCGCGGTGCTCGCCCAGGAGCAGAGCCTGGCGAGGTCAACCCTGGGAAGGCGACGTTGAGGACGTCAGGGCAGTTCTCGCTGTATAGACGGATGACGCCAGGCTCGACGAGGAAGAAGCGGCGCCGCGCCCGCGCCGCGTCGGTGCTAGCCGCTGCCTGATAGGGCTCGCCCGTGATGGCGCTGGCGACGGCCTCGGGATTGAGCGCGAGCCCGACGTTGAGCTGAATCGAGTACTGGACGTGGCCCCAGTCGGTGAACTGCTGGCGCCACACCTGCGCGCCGCGGACGGCCTCCATCGAGAAGCCGTTCAGCCCGGCGAATCGCGCGGTCGATCCCGCCGCGCAGCGCACGCCGATATAGCCGTTGTGGACGGGCTGGCCGACGAGCGCGCCGAGGTTGGCGCTGGCGATCGGCAGGTTCGTGTTGGCGCCGTCGCTGAGGAGCACGGTGCAGGTCGATCCGCTCTTGGCGATCGTCAGGACGACGAATCCGGCGGTCGGCGTCAGCTCGATCGGTGTCATCGACAAGGTGGCCCAGCTCCCGCCTTGGGGCTTCGCCTTGGCCGAGACGAGGCTGTTTCCTGCGAACTTGGCCGCGATGGCGGCCGAGCCCCCACCGGGCAGCACGAAGCGCCACAAAAGCCAGCCCTCGCCGAAATCGCCCGCGCCGTCGTCGTATAGGAAGAGGCCCAGCGTGGCATCCTCGCTGGTGGGAGACTCGACGCCGCCGAGCTCGTCGGGCTCGCCCGTGTTCGCGCCGGCCATCACCTGGGGCACGGCGAGCGAGCTCGACCACCGGCGCCAGCCGCTGACCCAATGCTGGGTGATGAGCCGCGTGCCGATCTCGGCATTGCGCGAGGCCAGGACGAAGGATAGGTCGCGCCCATGGATCCAATACTCGCCGGCGGCCAGCGTCGCCCCCGCGGGGAAATACTCTTCGTCAGGTGCGCCGTCAGCCGGGCGGGAGAAAACGCGCCGGGTCAGGCGAACGAAGTCGCCTGGCGCGTCGGCCTGCTCGAGGAAGAAGCCGGATCCTCGCCAGTGCCCGGCGCCGTCGACCGTTCGAGCCAAGTCAACAGCCAGCGCAGGGTTCGTGATGCGGTCGGCCTCCGACGGCGGCTCGATCGCCGGCCCGAAGGTCTCGCCGCCTGCCTCGCGCTGTATCCATGACGCGTTCCACTCAAAGCGGCGAGCGCTGCCTGAGCCCGGGCGCCAGTCGACCGATGCGGGGCGGATGCCGAACGCCTCGACTTCGGTCAGGAAAATAGCCTGCTGCGCCTCGCGCGGCCCCACCAGGATGATGTCCATCGGCTCGAGGCGCATCTCGCGCATGTCGCCCCGGTAGGCGAGAGTGCTGAAGGCGCCGTATAGACGAAGCGGCTCCGGTGGGTTGGCCACGTTGCCGCCGCACATTGATTCCCATGTTTCCTCGAACGAGTTTCCCACACCGAGAACGCGCGTCCTCGATGAGGTGATTGGCGCGCGCTCCGCGGCGATTTCCACGACGCCACCGCCCAAGTCGGTCACGCTGTGGATCCTGCCGCGAACGATCTCGCGACCCGGCCAAGGGTCTGACTCGGGGGACGCCTTGAAGCGCAGCGCCAGACCGTAGGCGACACCGTCACGAACGACCGGCGGGTTGAGCGGTTCGGCTGCGCCCATGCGCTGCTGGTTGCGCATCATGATCCTCCATAGAGCGCGCGCAGGCGCCGAGCCTCAGCGCTGCCGGAGACGGAAAGCTCGACCGCCGTGATGTAGGCCTCCGACTGCGCTGGCGTGTTGACCGTGCGCAGCGAGCCCTGCCCGCTGCTATAGTCGTAGACACTCGTTGGCGCCGAGTACCGCCAAGGGAATCGGTCGCCCGCGACCTTGCCGTCGGCCCATCCGGGGACGAGCTCGGCCACGATGCCCTGCTGCAGTGGGCCATTCGCATCCGGCCAGTACTCGATGACGCCGCTGCCGGGCTCGGCGGACTCCGGAAACCGGTGAGGGGAAAGCCACCAGGCACCGTGGATCAGGCCTTGAGACTGGTTGCCGTCGCCGTCGGACCACTGGACCCGCTTGCCGAGGGCGCGAGCTGCCCACTCGACGCGCTTCTCGAAGAAGCCGCCGGGGACCTCGTCGGCAAACGATCCTGCCAGCGACTGTATAGACGGCCCGCCGCGCTGCGCCAGGTAGAAGTTCCGGCTGTTGCTGAAGCCCGGCACCTGCTGCAGGAGCACGAAGCCTGCTCGTGACCAGAGGGATGCGAGGAAGCCAGCGTCATCCATGTCCAGCGGATCGACGAGGCTGAACCTGTCACACTTGCCCGGGAGCCAGCATGCCTCGTGGAACTCGTCGACCCCACTCGCGCGGTCGGCCTCGGCGCAATGTTGCGTCGCCGCCATCACCCAACTGCCGGTTGGGTCTACCTTCGCGTGCCGACACTGGGCAGCGACGGGCACGCGGCCGGCGTCGCCCGCCCGCGCCTCTGCGTAGTACTCCACCACAACGTCCTCGAGCTGAAGGCCGGTGAAGTCGAGCCACGTCCGGTACTGCGTCGGGCCGACCTTGTCGGTGCGCAGCCGCGATCCCCAGGAGATGTTATTCGTCGGTGTGGAGGCGAACACGCGGAACGAGCCCTGTGCCTGCCCCGGGAACAGCACGCGCGTGCCGGTGCCGTCGGAGGCGAGCAGTTCGACCTCGCCCGTGGGGCTGCCCAGGCTGGCACGCAGGGCCACGAACTGAATCTCGCGCGGGGTCTGATAGTCCTTCCACACCTGCGCGCCGAGCAGCTCGACGCGGACCTCGCACCAGTACTTCCCGTCCGCCGGCGGGAACGCCGCGTCCCACGGCTGCGTGGCATTCGTCGCATTGAAGCCGCCGATCTCCAGGCGGAACGTCACGTCGTCGAGCTCGTTCGAGGACGGCGGCAGCACGCGGCTGACGATGGGATAGACACGGTCGGCCAGCGCCGATGGGTATAAGAAGCGGACCTGGCTGCCGGCCGGCAGGCTGTAGGACCCCGTGGTGAAGACGAGCCTGCCGTAGGTCCCGGTGACCGGATCGGCGAATGGCCATGAGGGATTCACGCGGCTGCTCGAGACCGGAAGGAACTTCGGGTTCGGGCCGCGTATATCGATATAGCCGGGGCCTCCGCCGAGAACCTCGAACGTCCAGGACTGGCTCCCGTTGTCGGCCGCAGGCCCGAGGTTGTAAAGAACGTCGGCACCGATCAGGCCGCGGTGCATCAGGTCGAGCAGCCAGAGCTTGCTCGCGATCTTTCGCATGACGCTGATGCTTGGTCTCTGCGCCTCGGGAATGAGGGCGTAGCGCCCGCCCGCAGGGTTGAGGGGGAGGTCGGCCTGCAGGTACTCCGCGACGCCGTGTGCTGCCTCCCACGGGCAGCCGCGACAAGTCGGTGGAGGGACCACCGTCGTGCCCAGCCCGGTGGGCACGCACCACATCTGCTGGCCAGGCGTAGCCTGCCGCGGGGCGTTCGATCGGGGCGCGAAGAAGTTTGGCATCAGCTCGAGAAAAACCGGTTGGCGATGATCGGCACGACCAGCGTCGTCCCGCCGCCCCCGCCTCCTCCGCTCGGCGGCGAAAGACCGATGATGGTCGGGCGCGTCGAGTCCTTTCCGAAGAAGACGACGACCAGGTCGTCGATGGCGTAGGGAACGACAGGGGGCGGCCAAGCCTCGACCTGCGAGTAGGCGCCCACCACCTGTGACGCGTCGTCGCTGAGGACGTCGACCTCGTACTGCGCGCCAGAGACGTAGCGTACGCGCGCCTTCCACACCTGGACCTTGAGGGGACCGACGGGCGGGGCGGCGGTGCTGCCGTTGGTCGGATCGGCGCGGTCGGTGCCGTAGTCCAGGGTCGGCTCGTCCGACGGGTCGCTGGGCTCGTTGCGGTCTGGGTTCTGGTGGAGGTCGTCGCCGTCGCCATCCCAGCCGTCGCTTTCGTCGATCGTGAACGAGTCGCCGGTGTCGACCTGCGGATCGTCGAACGGCCGAGGCACCGAGCTGAAGGGATCGTTGAGCGGGTTGCCGGATCCGGCATCGGCCGCCGTCTCGCCGAAGTCGATCGCGGCGTGGAGCGTCTGCTGCGCCCAGTCGACGTGTACCTGACCGGCGAGGCCGGCAACGGCGAGCATGCCGTTGTCGTAGACGACGAACTGCCCGAGGGCGGGATCCAAGCGGCGCGTGCCGCCGATCACCTCAAGTTCCTCGACGCGCGTGCCGCTGTCGGCGAACCGGCGAAAGAGCCCCTTCGCGAGGCGCCGGGCACCCTGCCCACGGCGGACCTGCGGCGCGTAGTATTGCTGCTCGCGTCGTGCGCCAGGGTGGACGTCTGTATAGACGTAGGTGCGGATGCCGGGGCTGCCGGCCTCGTCGCGGCCGTGGATCGCCAGCGTGTTCGGCCCGCGGCGCTCGTCGATGAAGCGGCCGGCGATGCCCCAGCCGCGGCCACCGGTGCGCCAGTTGGGCGGCATGCCGTTGCGCAGATGGATCTCGATGTGCCTGCGGGCGTTCAGCACGGCGCGCGGGATCCAGTATAGACGGCGGTTGACGTCGACGCCCACAGCGCAGTCGTCCATCGTCGCGAGGACCTCGAGCACCTGGGTCAGCCTGTCGCCGGCATGGATCACGAACTCGCCGAACTTCGTCGAGTGGTCAGCCATCACCATTTCCCCGCCCGTCACCGGGATGGGACCGCCGTTGATCCGCTCGGCGAGGAGCCAGGAGAGCAGATCCGCCGCTGTCTTCACGGCGGGGTGGTCGGTGTCGCCGAGGCCGAAGCTCAGGCGGTCGGCAGGAGGCGCCACAAGAGGGACCTCGTCGAGCGCCGCCCACCAGCCCTGCAGCTCGATCTCGTGGTTGTCGACTTCGAAGACGGGGCGCGAGACAGTGACACGACCCGAGAACACCGGGACGCCGTCGCTGTATATCGCGATGCCGTCGCCTGGCTCGGCCGCAGGCTCCTCATCCCATGTGCGGGAAAGCACCAGCGAGGCGCGGTCGCAGCCACCGTATAGACGGTAGCTGGCGTTCGCCACGAGCACAGGAGACAGGATCTCGCCGATCTCCTCGCCGGTCGCACCATCGAACCTAACGAGCCTGATCGGCGCCATCACTCGAGCTCCTGCATCAGCTTCTTGTATTCGGAGTCCTTTGCCTGGGCTGCCCGCGCCGCGATGATCATGTGGCGCAGGCCCTGCCGCTGCATGCGCACCATCGCCATCGAGGCGCTGTAGAACTGGCTGAGGGTCAAGCCCTCAGCCTGCTCAGGGGTCCAGCCGTAGTGGGCGAGTACCTGATAGTACTGGTAGGCGAGGGCCGCGGTCAGGTCCGACGGCGCTTCCCGACCGCGGCCGTGAGTTTTCCCGCGATGGCCTCCACGCGCTTGATGAGGGCGCCCAAGTCGACCGATTCGGTGAACGCCTCGATGAGGCGCAGGCCGTCGTCGATGCCGAGGTCGTCGAACCAGCGCTGCCGATCGCTCGGCTCATCGAGGCTCCCATGGTCTACGGGGAGGAACTCGATGCAGGCGAGCATCAGCCGCTCGAACTGCGGCAGGCCCTGGAGGCCATCGGTGGTCGCGCTGCCACCGGCGGCGATCGCCGCGAGCAGAGCTTTCATCTCGCCGAGGCGAGGCTCCCGCAGAGCCACCCGCCGCGCACCCAGGGTGAGGATCCTGGGTGCGCAGAAGATTCGGGCGGCGGCCTCGGCGACAGAGGGCTGATCGTCGATGATCGTCGCCCTATCGCGGGACGGGTGGGCGTACTCGGGCGGGACGTGCCCCAGCTTCCTGTGAAGCCGGATCCACTCCTCGCGGTCCTTGTCGGTGATCTGGATCACGTGGTCATCCTCCAGGCAGGAGCGGCGGATTAGTTGGCGGTCGTGAACTGCATCGCGACGAGGCCGGTCGAGGCGACGCCGTCGAACGAGAGGAGCCCGGGCGGCACGATCAGGTCGTAGGTCGTGGCCGCGGCCAGGTTTGCCGCGGGCGTCAGGACGATCTTGCCGTAATCCTTGTTGCCGGCCGTCTCGCCGTAGGCGATCGTGCAGGCGACTGCGTCGTTCCCCGAGTTGCTCTTCAGGATGAACTTGCTGGCGCTGAGCTGGTCGGGGCGGATGCCGACGTTGAAGACGATCTGCAGCTTGGCCGAGACCTCGACGTTGGTCGCGCCGTCGGCGATCGTCGTGGGCGTGCCGCCGACGATCTTCGCGTAGCTGGAGGGAGCAGGAGCGGCCGCGCTCGAGGCGGTCTCGCTGATCGTCCAGTAGGTGTTCGTCGTCGGGTCGCCGATTAGCTGCCACTCAACGGGGGCGCCCGTGTAGCTGCCACTCGCGAAGACCTTCTCGCCAGGAGTGATCAGATTGCCGACCGCCGTCAGGACACGCGTGCTGCCGTTGGCGCCCGGCATCGTCAGGACGATCTCGAAGTCGGTGGGTCTGCTATTCCACGCGCCGACGAGGTTGCCCGCGGAAGGCGCGTCTTTGAGGTCCTCGAGCAGGCGCCAGGCGTCGAGACTGAGCTGGTAGAACGTGGCGGCCAGGCGGGCCGTCACGCGCTGGCGATGGATGCGCGGCGTCACGAGAGACTGGGCGGCCTCGAGCTCGACGTTGCTGAACTCGGTGCTGAGAGTGACGCCGTCGTCGGTGGTGAGGCCGAGCTCGGTGCCGTTCACGCTGACGAATGCCGGGCCGATGATGGTTTCCTGAGCGTTGAGCGCCATGGTGGCGTCCTCCTTGGTGTCTATACAGGGTGTCTATACAGGCCAGCTCACGCCGGCTGATTGATCTGCCAGTTGCGGACCGTGACGCTGAAGCCGATCAGCAGCGCGGCAAAGTCGGTGGAGTCGGCGTAGTCGAGCAGCGCGAGGTTAACAAAATCGGGGTCGGCCGTCGTCTGCAGCCCCTGCCTGCCGATCTGGCGCAGGCTGGTCAGGGCGGCGAATTGGTCGAAGAGCTCGTACGCGATCTGCCGACGGCTCTCGGTAGATCGGCGCGTCTCGATGCCCGCGAGAAAGCGATACTCGAAGGTGGCGTCGAGGACGCGCGGGCCGTTAGCCTTGGACAACTGCCCCGAGGGCACCGAGAGGAAGCCCATGGGCATCCGCGGCCGGAAGCGCTCGACGAGCTCGGCGAGCTGCTCCTCGCTTTTGAACTCCTCAACCTCGATGGTTTTCAGCGGGCCGCCGTGGGCCGCGGTGAGCGGAGCGAGCAGTCCGAGCAGCTTGGCCTCGAGGGTCCCGAGCAGCGTGGGCATCGTCAGTACCTCCCGAACCATGAGGAGTTGACGCCGCGGCCGTCGTCGACAGCGTCGCCCAAGCGAACGAGCTCGGGCAGACCAGCGCCCTCGCTGTCTGACAGCGAGAGCCGGGCGCGGCCGAGGGAGAGGTCCCTCAAATAGCCGATCGCCTTGCTATACGCCCGGTCCTCCGCCTCGCCAAACATGTCGATGCGCCGGCTGCTCACGAGGTGGTAGCGAGCGAGGTCGCAGGCGAAACCGACGAGCACCGCGGGGACCGCATCGAGCGGCAGCGAGTACTGCTCGCGAAGGTAGGTGTCCACCTCGCTGTTGGCGCGATCGCAGGCAGCCAGCAAGACAGCATTGGCAGAGACGTCGCTTCCCTCCTCGACATCGAGAAGGTTGAAGAGGTCGCGTCCGAACTGCTGCACCATTCTGGCAGGCGTCGCGTACATCGGTCAGCCTTCCTTCTTCTTCAGCACACCGAGGCTGATCAGGCGCTCGGGCGTTTGCCCGAAGCGGATCAGCTCGCCGCGGGTGACGACGGGACGCCGCGCGCCGCCGAGCTGGCGCCAGAGCCAGGAGCCGGCGACGATCTCGAACTGCTCGTTGAGATCGTTGCGCCACTTGGTCATGCCCTCTTGGGGGGAGGGACGTCCGACCACAGCGGGCGGGGCGTCCGCGGGCTCGCTGTTGGCCCCGTCGTCCTCAGATGCGCTGTCGCCCGCCCCCGAATCGGGAGCGGGCTCCAGGCTTGCGACCGGCGCTGCCTGGGGCGCCGGCGCATCGTCGTCGAGCTCGTCCTCGAGGATCTCGGGCATGGGCTCGTTCGAGGAGAGCTCTGCGTTGTTCTTCTGCTTCCTGGCCATGATGGCCTCCTCTCTTAGAGGGCCTCGATCGCGCCCGTGATCCAGAGGCCGCTCGTGGGCCGAACGATCTTCAGGTCGTAGAACGCCTGGACCTGAATCATCTCGCCCTCGCGCTCCTCGTCGCGCCACTGCCGCACGCGCCAGCCATCGATCAGGCCGCCGCCCGCGGGAGCGTTGTTCCAGCGAATCTGCAGTCCGAAATTCGCCGTGGCGACCTGCGGCTGGCTGCGGTGAAAGAGCAGGAGGTTCCCGCCCCAGACATCCTCGAACACAGGCGGCTTGCCCTTCGGCGCGGTGTTGACCGTGTTGAGCTGGCAGTACTCGACCTTCTCGATGCCGATCATCTCGGCGAGTCGAGCCGCGACCCTGTCGAGGCCGGCGGTCGTCTCGGCGGGCGTCAGGGTGTATCGCGCGGCGAGCTGGTAGGCGGGGTGCTGCGCGATGATGCGCAGTAGCGAGCCGTCCATTGCCAACACGTTCGGCACGGCATTGCCCTGCGTCTTCACCGTGTTAACGAGCGAGCTCAGGTAGCCGATCGGGTCCGAGGTCGGGGACGCGTAGTTGTTGAAACCTTGGCCGGACGGAACCGCGGTCGTCAGCGTGTTGACCATCGTGGCCTGAAGGAGGCGGCGCAGGCGCAGGTCCTTGGCCAGCTTGAGGCGGTGCGCGAGCGCGGTGACGCCGGTGACGACCGGGAGGACTTCCGCCTCCGCCGAGGCGCGGACCTCGTCGGGCACGAACTTCTTCAAGCCGCGCTTGGTGCAGAAGTAGGTGAGGTCCTGGTCAACGTCGTCATCGACGAGTCGAGCGGTACCGCCGGTGCCGATTTCGTCCTGGTACTCGCGGCGGGCGTCCTCGTCCTTGTCGATGCCGAAGATGGGTCCCGACTGGGTGGTGGCGCCGACCGCGGGCAGAATCTTGTCCGCGAGATAGTCGTTCTGCCCGGAGGCGACCGCGACGCCGGTGAGGTGCTTGGAAACGTAGACGTTCTTAAGGGTGGCCATGGCTGGGGCTCCTGGTGGGTAGGCTGGTTACTCAGCGGTGCGCGCTGAAGGTCGAGAAGCTGCGGGGCGCAGCAGCAGGAGAAAGACGCGGCCAGTGCCAGGCGTGGCGGGGGAAGAGCTTCACGGGTGGCCTCGGTTACACGATGGTGAGGTAGCCGATCTCGACATCGACGTCGATCTCGACACCATCCTGGTTTGCCGGGCTGGCCGCGATGGCGCCGTACTTGTCGCCGTTCGCGGTGGCCTTCACGCCGACGCCGTTGGCGCCGGCCTTGATGCGGTCGCCCGCCGCGATGTTGACGGACTGGGCGTTGACGACCAGGCGGCCGCGGCTCCCGGTGCGGAAGACGACGACGGGCTCGCCCGCGGCGGCGCCCTCGGCGGCGATGCCGTCAATGCGGTCGCCGGCGCCGCACGCGGCGTAGACGCGGCCTTCCGCCGTCGTGCTGACATGCTTCACGAAGCGGCCGGCGGAGATGGCGCCCGAGGCGACGCCGGTCGCGTTCGGGCCGTCAAAGTGGGAAACGGTGATGCTCATGGATAGGGCCTCCGGTTAGGCGTTCTTGGGTTAGGCCTTGGCGGCCTGGGCTGCGGCCTCGGCGTAGTTCATGCCGGGGTTCGCCTTCATGATCTCCTGCGTCTTCTTCTCCTGCTCGGCCTCGGCGAAGCGCAGAGGATCCGTCTCGCGGGGCTTGCGCTCGATGTTCTTCGGCGAGTTCGCGAGCTCGCCGAACTCGACGACCTTGGGGCGCGCCTTCAGGCCGCGCAGGAAGGCATCGCGCGGCGAGCACTGCTCCTCGCCGAAGCGGATCGTCTTGTCGCCCGACGTCGGCAGCGCGTCGTAGATAGCCTTCGCGTTCTCCCGTTCGGCGGGGGAGACGCGGCCTTCGGCGAGCGCGTCCTCGAAGGCTTCGGAGAAGCGAATGCTCTCCTCGCGCTCGAACGCCTGGCGCTTGAGCAGGGCGATCTCGGCCTCCTGCTCGGCCATGCGCTTGAGCAGGGCGGCGTGGTCAGGGGCCGGCGTGGGCTCCAGGCTGGGCGGGTTCTGGGCGGGTGCGGACATGGCTTCTTCTCCTGTTTTGGTGCGGCTGGCCTCGGCCATGCCGTAGATCTTGTAATCGCCGTCGTACTTGTCCGGGCTCCACCGCAGGCCGTGGCTGTGCGGGATCATGCCGCCGGGCTGGATGACGCCCCCGAGGACGACGTGCTGATGGTTGGCCATGGGGCTCGCGTCGTAGCAGCGCGGCGGGCCTGTGAAGCCGTTGCCCTCGGCGTCGAGGTGGCAGTCGTGCCAGTGGTCGAGAATCGTGTCGGAGCTGCGGCTGTGAACGATGAGCCCGTGGCTCGAGGGATCCGGGTCGACGAGCTCGGCGAAGGTCTTCGCCTCGGGCGTATAGACATCTATTTCGATAGTCGTCGTCTTTGCGCCCTCGGCCGGCTCGGAGAACTGCACGTCGCGCAGGCCCTTCACGTGCGGCACCTGCGCGCCGAGGAAGGACACCGCGCGGATCACCGGGTGGCCGCCGTCCTCGAGCTCGTAGAACTCGATGCTGCGCTTCTTGTAGCGGCCGCGCTCGATGGCACGCGCCATCGACTCGGGGACGCCGGAGAAGTCGCCCTTCAGGACATCGCCCTCGCGCCACACGCGCTTCAGCCACCCGTAGGCCGGGCCGTGCTTCGCGTGGTCGAGGGTGACCGGCGCCTCGTGTGCCGTCGGCCGGTAGTTCGCCGCCATCGCGTCGAGGTAGGCCTCGGAGAAGAAACCACGCTGGCCGTAGTCGCCGGCGCGGAAGAGCTCAACGCCCGCGAGGTCGCGGGTCGGCTCGTCGAGTCCTGCTTCGATGGTGCGCGTCGCGGGTACCGTCATTGCCTCGCTCCTGGCGCTCGTGCGCCTGCCGCAACTTCGCGTGAACGCGAGGCCGGTTTGCTTACTAAAAAAAGCGCGTGGCTTTTTTGCCGGCGGCGCCGGGGCGCGCCCCAGCGGAGGCTCCGCCCAAAAAAACGCAAGCGCATTGCGTTTTGCTGTTGCGCCCGGGCCGGGTCTGTACGACCTTCCAACCAGACAAGGCAAGGAGGCCAAGATGACCAGCAAGACGCACAAAGGCACCGCCTACTACCGCACGGGCAAGGTCGGCACGAACCTCCGCACGGGCAACCTGGTGATCGAGATGGAAGCGGCGAACGCGGCGCGCATCTGGGTCGACGCGAAGACGGGCAAGGTGGTCGAGGAGAACGCCTGAGAGGAACCGCCGGCGGCCTGGGCGACCAGGCCGCCGGCAAAAAACGCAAGTCAAATGCGTTTTTTTGGTTGCGCCGCCCCCAGAGCCGCAACACAGTGGACACAGATCGGCGGGAACGCCGGCACCTAAACCGCCGCCTACGCGGCCACCCCCACCCCCTCAAGGAGAGATCAGAATGAAGCCCCTCCCCAACGGAACCTTCAACGAGTGGAAGTGCGCCGACGGGCACGCTTTTGTGCCGAACACCGAGGCAGGCCGCGAGTGGATCAAGGAAGCCGACCGGATCTGGACCCTGCCCGACAACGCCGAGAGCGCGGAACTCTGGGACGACCATTCGCTTGAGCTCGAAAAGATCGGCGGCCTATGGCTTTGAGATCCCCGCCCGGCCGGCGCCCGCGGGAGCCGGCCGGGCCACCACCAACAGCCCACACCTAGGAGACCCTCAAATGTCTTTGATCCTGCTCGACCCCCACACCCACGCCGGCGAAGTGCTCGAATCCGAGGCGCTGGTTCGCATGGCCGCCCCGGGCGACCGCCACTCTCGCGACCTCTGGCGGATCTCGCGCGACTTCGGCAGCACATGGCGCCGCCTCCCGAAAAAGGCCGCCGCCATCTTGCTCCACGACATTCGCGGCAGGCAGGTCAACGGGCGCCTCGCCTTCGACGCGACGATCCTTGCCGCCGTCCCCGAGGGCTTTGTCACGTGGGACGACAACTGCGACGCCACCGCGCTCGTTCCCGACACCGAAGAGGGCCGCGCGTGGATTTCGGAGGCCGAACGCATACTCGCCGCGCGCGTGCCCGAGGAGGAGGAGGAGGAGGCCGCCGACCTTTGGGCCGACCACTGCGGCGAGCTCGAGCGCATTGGCGGCCGCTGGCTTTGATTGCACTGCCGGGCCGGCGTCCCCCGCGGGTGCCGGCCGACCACACCCCTCTGAGGAAACCACATGAACGACTGGCAGTTCCACACCGGAGCCGAAACTGTAGCCGACTTCTTCGCGCTCTGTCCGCCCGACGAGCTCGCGATCGACGCGCTCGCGGAATGCGCGGAGTACGCCGTTGAAGACGCAGGGAAAGCCGCTGCCGAGACCCCTCTCGGCGTGGACGACATCCTCGACGATCTGGTCATGCACCTCGCCGACATCTCAGGCTGGGAGCGCATGACCTGCGGCCAAGTCGCCGCTGCGGCAAAGGCTCTCGGTATCTGATGAAAGGACCCCCCATGACCCAGCGAGCAGCAGAGTGGATGACCAGGGCGCAGGTCGCCGCGATGGCCGGCACAGCCAACAGCACCGTGTCGCGCGCGATCGCCAGAGGCGTGTTGCCGGCGAAGGAGTTCCTGCCAGGCGTCATCGCAGTTCGCCGCGAGGATGCCGAGCGCTGGGCCAATGGGGGCAGAGCCCCTAAGGGGCGGCCGCGGAAGTCGCGCGGCGCTGTGGCGGCGGGCGCTCCGCCCCTGCTGACGCGGGCAGAGGTTGCCGAGCTGGCCGGCGTCGCTCGCTCCACAGTGAGTCGGGCGATTCGGCGCGGGGACCTGCCGGCGAAGACATCGGAGGGCGGCGGCGTGCTCGTTCGCCGCGAGGACGCCGAGCGCTGGGCCAATGGGGCGGAAAAGCGCAATTGAAGTGCTCTTTTTTGTTGCGCCGCCGCCGGCTGATCGCGACGCTCAGTCCAGATCGGCGGCAACGCCGCCGGACAAATCCACCGAGGGTCCTCCCATGAAAACCAAAGACATCATCCCCGAAATCGCCCGCCTCGCGCGCGAGATGGGCTTTTTGGTGCTGGCCACAGAATCGAACACAACCGAGAGCGCCTACGTTTCGATCGGCGCTCGCAGCGCGAACGGCGGCTTTGCCATCATGTTAAAGGTCCGCGTTTCGTCCCACGCCAAGCCCGGCTTTCGGTCAGGCTGGCATTACCGCGGGAAGGCAGCGCAGAAGGCGGGGGACATCCCTCAATACCATGCAAAGCTTGGGGCTGCAAGCGCGCGCAAAGCCGTCTCCGAGGTCGCCGCCTTTCTGCCGACGCTTGATCCGCGCCCGTTTTACGGGTGCACCAGCATTGACGAAAGCAAGATTGACCCGAAATACCGGATGGCCGCTCTACCCTCTTGATCGTCCTTGCCGCAGGCCACCCATCGCCCTATCCGGGAGCTGATACTAGGAGGCCGCCATGGCAAGCGACGAGCCCAAGATCGACAAGTGGATCATCGGAGCCGGATCCGGGCGCAACCCGGTCGAGTACATCATCCACACCCGCTCCCCGCGCTTCATCGGCCAGCTTGCCGACTTCGACCACGACGTCTACCAGGCATGCTGTCCTGGCATGCCTGTCTTCTTCGGCGTTGAGATGCTCTGGCCGATTGTTTGGCTGGATCCCGAACCGGACCACCAGACCAAGATAGACCTCCTCGAGGCGGGGTTCGCCGCCTACAGCCTTTTCTCGGAGATGGCCGAGCTCGACAACGAGGCGGACGAAGACTGATGCGGCTGGCCATCGTCGGTTCCCGAACGGCAGGCCCCGATCTCGCCGAGCTCCTCCGCGCGGAGGTCGACAGGCTCGGAGCGCCTCCCACCCTCATCGTTTCAGGCGGCGCCCGCGGTGCCGACACGCTGGCTCGGGAGCTCGCCCGGGAGCGCGGCATCCCCCTTGTCGAACACCTGCCCGACTACCATCGGCACGGTCGCGGGGCGCCGCTCCTTCGCAACAAGCTGATCGTCGACGACGCCGACGTTGTCCTGGCGCTGTGGGACGGCGCGTCGCGCGGCACCATGCACACCGTCAGGTACGCCCAAGAGCAGGGGAAGCGGGTCTTCGTCGTCCGCTTTTGACCTAGATCCCAGCCCCCAGAATCGTCAGCTCGACTTAAGGGAAGGATTGCACCCTTAAAGTCCCGGGGTTACAGCACTGGCCATCCGGCACTCGCCGCGGACATCCGATGCAGTCGTTGGGGGGCAATGATCCAACATGGCAGCCCGGCAATCGATCCACACCATCCTGAACCAGTTTCGTGAGGACGCGCGCAACAAGCGCGACCTGGGCGACCGCTTCGAGCGGCTCGTCTACTACTTCCTGAAGACCGATCCTCTGTACCGCGATCGCTTTAGCAACGTCTGGATGTGGAACGACTTCCCGCTGCGTGGGAACGTCTCTGATGTAGGGATCGACCTGGTCGCTCAGGAGCGGGCCACGGGCGAGTACTGCGCCATTCAGTGCAAGTTCTACCTGCCCGACCACACGCTCTCGAAGCAGGACATCGACTCCTTCTTCACCGCCTCGGGGAAGGAAATCTACACGAGCTGCATGATCGTCTCCACCACTGACAAGTGGGGACGGAACGCCGAGGAAGCCCTCGACGGGCAGTCCAAGCCGGTGTTCCGTCTGCGGGTCCAAGACCTCGACAATAGCCCAGTCGACTGGTCGCTCTTCGACGCGCGTCGCCCCCAAGCACTCGGCCTGCGTAACCGCAAGCAGCTAAGGCCCCATCAAGTCGCCGCCATCGCGGACGTTCTCGCGGGCTTCCAGGAGTACGACCGCGGCAAGCTGATCATGGCCTGCGGGACGGGTAAGACCTTCACCTCCCTGCACATCGCCCTGCGCGCCTGCCCCACGGGGCACGTGCTGTTCCTGGTGCCCTCCCTCTCGCTGCTCTCCCAGTCGCTTCGGGAGTGGACTGCCGAGTCGCCCGAGCCGATCCACGCTCTGGCCGTGTGCTCAGACGCCAGCATCGGCAAGCGGCGCGTGAAGAAGGACGACGACGCGGTCTACATCACCCGGTATGACCTGGCGTTCCCCGCCACAACCTCGGGCGACGAGCTCGTCCGCCAGTACAACGCCCTCAAGATGTACCACGGCAAGTCGGGCGCGGCCGATCAGATGACCGTCGTCTTCGCCACCTATCAGTCCATCGAAGCGGTGGCGGCCGCGCAAGACGCCGGGTTCCCAGACTTTGACCTTATCATCTGCGACGAGGCACACCGCACGACTGGCCTCACCCTCCCCGGCGAGGAAGCGAGCAGCTTCGTGAAGGCCCACGACAACGAGTTCCTGCGGGGCAGCAAGCGCCTGTACATGACGGCCACGCCCCGCCTCTACGGCGACGACGCCAAGAGCAAGGCCGCTGAGGCTGACGCCGAGATCTGCTCGATGGACGACGAGGCCATCTACGGCCCCGAGTTCCACCGGCTGGGCTTCGGAGAAGCTGTCTCCAAGGGGCTTCTCGCCGACTACAAGGTGCTCGTCCTGGCGGTCGACGAAAAGTACGTCTCTCGCGTGTTCCAGCGCCAGCTTGCCGACGACTCGAACGAGATGAAGCTCGAGGACGCGGTCAAGATCACCGGCTGCTGGAACGGGCTCGCCAAGCGCTTCGCCAAGGAGGCTCAGGTCCTCGGCGCCGAGCAGATCGACGCGGCGCCGATGAAGCGGGCTGTCGCCTTCTCTCGATCGATCAGCGACTCGAAGTCATTCATCAGGAAGTTCCGCGCCCTCATCGACGACTATCGCAGCCTCCACCCGGACGACGAGAGCATGCTCGACTGCGAGCTCGACCACGTGGACGGGACCGACAACGCCCTCAAGCGCAACGGCGCCCTCGACTGGCTGCGCGAGGAGCCGCCGGCCAACACGTGCCGAGTGCTTTCAAACGCCAGGTGTCTCTCCGAGGGCGTCGACGTCCCTGCGCTTGACGCTGTCCTCTTTCTCAACCCGCGCGACTCAGTGATCGACGTGGTCCAGTCGGTGGGGCGCGTCATGCGCACGGCCCCGGGAAAGAAGTACGGGTACATCATCCTGCCCATCGGGATTCCCGCGGACATCCCGCCCGAGGAAGCGCTCCAGGATCACGATCGCTACCGGATCATCTGGCAGGTGCTCCAGGCCCTTCGCGCGCACGACGATCGCTTCAACGCGACCATCAACAAGATCGAGCTCAACAAGACCAAGCCTCCGATCATCGACATCATCGGTGTCAGCGGCGGACGTCGTCGTGATGGTGGTGGTGATGGGGATGGTGGTGGTGATGAAGACGGTGGCGGGGGGACGATCTATGATCCAGTTATCGGTACCCTTGACGGCCAGACCCACCTCCACTTCCCTCAGTTGGAAGAGTGGAAGAACGCCATCTACGCCCGCATCGTCAAGAAGTGCGGATCGCGTCGTTACTGGGAAGACTGGGCCAAAGACGTCGCCATTATCGCGGAGCGAAACACCACGCGGCTGCGGACAATCATCAAGGAGGGACAGGCTCGTCACCGGAAGGCATTCGAGTCCTTCGTCGCGGGCCTGCGCCAGAGCATCAACCCGAGCATCTCAGAGGACGACGCGATCGAGATGCTGTCGCAGCACATCGTCACGCGCCCGGTCTTCGACGCGCTCTTCGCCAACTACAGCTTCACCGGGCAGAACCCTGTCTCGGTCGCCATGCAGTCCATGCTCGAAACGCTACACGACCAGTCGCTCGAGAAGGAGACCGAGAAGCTCGGGAAGTTCTACGACAGCGTCCGCGAGCGGGCCTCGGGCATCGACAACCCGGAGGGCAGGCAGCGCGTCGTCATCGAGCTCTACGACAAGTTCTTCCGCACCGCCTTCCCCAAGGTGGCCGAGCGCCTGGGCATCGTCTACACGCCCGTCGAGGTCGTCGACTTCATCGTCCGAAGCATCGAGGACGTGCTGAAGGCGGAGTTCGGCTCCTCCGTCAGCGACAAGGATGTCCACATCATCGACCCGTTCACGGGGACCGGCACCTTCCTCGTGCGCCTGCTGCAGAGCGGGTTGATCCGGCCCGAGGACCTAAAGCGCAAGTTCCAGCACGAGCTGCACGCGAACGAGATCGTCCTGCTCGCCTACTACATCGCGGCGATCAACATCGAGGAAACCTACCACGGTCTCCGCGCGGCCGCCTCGAAGCCGGGCGGTTACACGCCATTCGAGGGCATCGTGCTGACCGACACCTTCCAGCTCACGGAGTCGTCGGGCACCCTTGACGAGTTGATGTTCCCCGAGAACAACCGTCGAGTGAAGCGCCAGAAGGCCGCGCCGATCCGCGTCGTGATCGGCAACCCGCCGTACTCGTCAGGCCAGACCAGCGAGAACGACGGGAACAAGAACCTGAAGTACCCCAAGCTCGATGCCCGGATCCGCGAGACCTACGTCGAGAAGTCAACGGCGACGAACAAGAACAGCATCTACGACTCCTACATCCGTGCCATTCGTTGGGCCAGCGACCGGATCAACGGGCGAGGTGTAGTTGCCTTCGTCACGAACGGGTCGTTCATCGACGGGAACGCGATGGACGGCCTGCGCGCCTGCCTAGCCGACGAGTTTCAGTCCATCTACGTCTTCAACCTTCGCGGCAATCAACGGACAAGTGGAGAAATGTCTAGGCAGGAAGGCGGGAAGATCTTCGGCTCCGGTGCCCGAACGCCCGTAGCAATCTCCATCCTCGTCCGAAACCCGGCGAAGCAGCCCCCCGCCGCGATTTACTATCACGACATTGGCGACTACCTTTCGCGCGAGGAAAAGCTTCAGATCATCAGCGAGTTCGGGAGCATCGACGGCATCCGTCGAGCAGCAAAGTGGCAGCGCATCACCCCGAACGCGTCGCACGACTGGATCAACCAGCGCGACGAAGCCTTCGAGAAGTTCTTCCCCCTAGGCGACAAGAAGGACGACAACGCGGTCGTCGTGTTTGAGAGCTATTCGAGGGGCGTCGCGACCAGCAGGGACGCCTGGTGCTACAACTTCTCGCGAGCAGCGCTGGCGGCCAACCTGCGGCGGATGATCGACTTCTACAACTCCCAGATGCAGGCTTTCATGGCGAGACACGGTGCGCTTGAGCGCGCCGATCGGGAGCCGCTCGTTGACAAGTTCGTCAGCACCGACTCGAAGAAGATTTCCTGGTCGCGCGGACTGAAGCAGGATGTTGCGCGTGGGGTGAAGCACTCTTACAACTCCGCCTCTGAGCGCACCGCACTCTACCGCCCGTACTGCAGGTTGCACCTGTATACTGACAAACATATGAACGACATGATCTACCAGACGCCGCGCCTCTTCCCGTTCGAGGGGGCAGAGAATTTGGCGATCTGTCTATGCTCCGTCGGTAACAGGACGGGGTTCTCGGCAATCATGAGCCGCGAGATTCCAGACCTTCACATGGCCGATAAGAATGGGGCCAGTCAGTGCTTCCCTTTATACCTCTACGAGAAGGCGGACGCCTCCTCAGGCGACGACCCCTCGCTCTTGGCAGCCGATGGTGCGGCCCCCGAGGGCGAGCCCATCAACGGCTACCGGCGCCGCCACGCCATCGCCGACGAGATGCTCGCCATCTTCCGCGAGGCCTACGAACCCAGCGTCGGGAAGGAGGACATCTTCTACTACGTCTACGGCATCCTGCACTCGACCGAGTACCGCACCCGCTTCGCTGCCGACCTGAAGAAGATGCTCCCGCGGATTCCCCTCACGAAGACCACCGAGGACTTCTGGCGCTTCTCCAAGGCGGGACGCGAGCTTGCCCACTGGCACCTCAACTACGAGACGGTCGAACCCTTCCCGCTCAACGAACACAAGGACACGTTCATCGAGGACGAGCGATTCTATCAGGTGCAGAAGATGACCTTCGGCCGCTCGGGCAAGGCGATCGACAAGACGACAATCGTCTACAACAGCCACATCACCCTGAGCGGGATCCCGCTCGAGGCCTACGACTACGTCGTGAACGGCAAGCCGGCGCTCGAGTGGATCATGGAGCGCTACCAAGTGACGGTGGACAAGGACAGCGGAATTCGCAACGACCCGAACGACTGGTGCCGTGAGCACAATCAGCCGCGATACATCGTCGACTTGGTGAAGCGGATCGTGCGGGTAAGCCTGGAGACAAACCGGATCGTAACCGGGCTGCCGGCGCTGAACGAGAGAAAGTGAGGGGAGCGTAGACTACCCTTCTGTTGGCCGTGGCCTCGTCACGGACATCGCGCAGGACGGCATCCAGGCCACGGTTATCGCAGGGGCGCTTCAAGGGCGAGGCATTCGCCCAAGTGCCGGCAACCGCTAGAAGCGGTTTTTCGTTGTCGCCCGTGTGGGGCATGTTGAAGACTGCACCAAAGTGGAGGTGGGCACTGTGGCTGAATACACCGTCCGAGGATTGACTACGTCTATATCCGAGTTAGAGAGGCGAGTCGCCAGTCTCTTAGAGGCCGACGCATGCCGGTACGCGAAGGGGTATTTCTTGTTTGCCGGGCAGTCTATTCCACTAGAGTGGAGAGATTCGCGATTCGTTGTTGGCCAATCGCCCCCTCCCCTTCCCCAGGCTATCGGGCTGTGGGGAATGTTGTCGGGCCTCGAGGCGCCGATGCCCTTAGGGCCCGGCAACGAAATCTCAATCGAATTCGGCGATTGCAGGGTCTGCATCTATGATTCAGAAATTCCCGGGGTTAGCGTCTATCGGTTCCACTTCGAGACTAATTCCGACGGTAAGCGCGCGGGGAACATCTTCAAAGTACTTTTGGCTCCCGACCGCGGCGAAGGAGTCGTACCGCAGGTTCAGGGTACGCTGGCTAATATTGGAAAGCTTGGCGAGGTCACTAGTACAGTCATGGCCGCCATGGCCTCGACCGCCCGGGAATCCGCGAGGACTCTGGTGGACGAGGCTAGGCGTCAGGTCGAAGAACTCCGCAGCTCCGCAGAGCACGATTTCGAGCAGCGGCGCTTCCATTTAGCGGAGGAAGCCAAGCGGCTCAATGAGCTTCGCGAAGAACTCGACAGGGTGCAGGCAGAGCAGCGCCAGAGGGAAGAGTCACTTAATAAAATGTCCGCGCGCTTGGAGCGGCGTAAGGAGGCTAAACGGCTGATTGGGGAGCTCACAGATCAGATGGCAGAAAGCTTGGAGGCTTCAAAGCCAACAAAGGTGCAGGGGGCGCTTTCTTGGGCCGTGATATTTGCGTCTCTTTCCATTTCAGGCGCCCTCGTCGGCTTGGGCTTGCATAGCGCCTTGAGCCCAGATCCGGGGAATCTAGCCGGCCTGATCGTTGGCGGTACATTGAAATTCGCTGGCGTAGTGGGTCTATTCTCCACATTGGGCTACGCGCTGAAGTGGCAGACTGGGAATCACGCTAGGGCACAAAGACTCGAAGCCGATCGCCGACGTCTTGCGATCGACATCGGTCGGGCCAATTGGCTAATCGAAGCTCTGATGGAAACGAGTGAGGTGGACGACCGGGCCATTCCAGAGACGCTCCTTGATCGCTTGTCGAAGGGGCTGTTTGACCTCGAGAGCACCCAAGCACATGGTATTGAAGCGGATAACGTGAGGTCTGCCCTCTCTACGATCCTGGGCGAACATGCGACCATCAAGGTCAGCCCTACAGAGCTGACGGCCGAGGTGAAGGACCGTCGGCGGTTTCGTGACAAGCGATAGTATTAACCGTCGGCCGAGCCTCCCTTCACCACCTCTCGATGGCTCTCACCCTGGCGAGCGCGTCTGGCGGCTCGGCGTAGTCCTGGTCGGCCTCGCTGACATCGGCCACGACGATCGGAACCCGCGTGCAGCGGCACTGGTAGTGCCATGGCGGCCCGGGTCGCGACGCGCGGTCGGCGAGGCTGTCCTTCTTGAGGATGAGCCCGTCTATCGCTGCGTGCGTCGGCCGCGAGCGGTCGTCGTCGGGGTTGAGCAGCTCGTAGCCCCACGTGTGGTCGCGCACCTCGGGCAGCGACTGGAATGCCTCGCGCTGCTCCTCGTAGCCCTTCGCCATCTCGGTGCGGAACACCATCTGCAGGTAGCTGTCCATGCCGGTGGGGAGCTCGCCCGCCTCGGTCAGCTCGCGCATGGCAGCCAGGAACGACTGGGCGGTTTCGCCGCGGTCGTAGGCCTCCTGAAGGGCCACGCGCAGGCGCCGCGCGGTCTCTTCGCTGACGAGGCGGTCGATGGCCAAAACGCCATCGGGGTCGCCGACCTGGAGCGCGGCAGCGAGCTCGCCGGTCGCTCTGCCGATGCGCTGCAGCTCGCGCAGCGAGAAGAAGGCGTCGCCCTCGCTCTCCTCTCGGTCAGCCTGCTCGGGCTCCTCCTCCGGACTTGGAGGATCCTCGCCTCGGTCGTCGTCGTCTTCGGCGAACGCGCGCGGGGCCAGGAACTGCTCGTAGGCTTCGAGGGTAACGAGAACGGCGAACCGCTTCGAGCATGCGAGCGCCTCTTGGGCGGGGGCGCCCAAGGAGATCGGGATGGAATCAGGCACGACGAGCTCGGCGGGATCCGCGGCGGCGAGCCAAGCCTTCAGGCCGGCGAGTACACCGTCGCGGGCCTTCGGGGCGATGGCGTCAGCAGCAGCCTCGAGCCTCCTCGCGATCTCGACGTGGCGCTGCAGGCGGTCGCTTCTTTTTTTTTTGCTCGGCCTCTGCAAAGGCCGCCAGCTCTTCGTCGGTCACAATGCGCGGACCAGGCGGGGCGGTCGGGGCCTTGGGCGGAGGCCGCAGGATGTCCTCGCCCTCGCGCGGCGCCCGCAGCCCAAACCACTCGCGGACCTGCTCGATGCTGATCTCCATCCCGAGCTCGGCCGTCAGGCGAACGATCTCAAGGGCGAGCTTCACGTCCTGGCCTTCGTCGATGTCGATCTTGAAACGAGTGGCCGGCGCGTTCTCGCCCCAATTGAGTATGCGAAACGGGCGGCAGAGCCCGCGCTGGATCGACTCGGCGAGGCCGAGCGCCAGGGGGGCGCTGCGCCGTGAGGCGGTCTGCTGGTGGACCTCGCCCATGGCGCGGTTGCCGTACCTGCTCTCGGCCATCGACAGCGTGCTGCCGATCAGGCGGCGCATCTGCTCGGCGTTGAAATACTCGATGAGGTCCTTGTGTGGCGAGCCAGACTGCCCGCCGTTGCGCGCTTGGAATTCGATGCTCTCGTCGCTCGACAGGACGATGCCCCACTCGCGGGCGAGGTTGCGCAGGATGTTCCGCATGTTCGCGGCGCGCTGCTTCCAGTTGGTCGCCGACGAGGCGATCTTTGCGACGCCCAGGGGGCTGCCGTACTTCTCGGAGTACTCAACCCAGGCCTTCTCCACGTCGCGCTTGAATTTCGCCTTGTATCGCAAATTGAAGACGGGGCTGATCGCGTATGGATTGCTATACAGGCTGCCGAGCCGAAATACGATGAACTTGCCCGCGGGGGCCGGGGCGAACGCGCCTGCCTCGTCGCGATAGTACAGCGCGCCATCTGCGTCGAAGGCGAACAGGCCAGGGTGGCGGTGCATGTAAGCGCGCGGCACCACCATTGAATCCTTCAACTGCCACATCACTTCAACGACGCTGAACCCGTGGAGCACCGCGCCAACGAGCAGGCTGTTAAGCGCCTGGCGGAAGCCCCACTCGGACTCGAGGTCGCGCAGGTAGGTCTCGTGGGCCTCGCGGATCTCGGTCGCGCCCGGCGTCTCCTCGTCCGCCTCCCATACTTGCTCGCGGCCCAGAACCGAGGACGCCAGGACCTCGATGGTCGAGGCGATGGTGGTGTCCTTGTCGAAGACCTCGTCGAGCATGTCGTAGAGGCCGTCGGACATCAGGTAGATGAAGCCGAGAGCCGACGACAGCGACTGCGTGGAGGACACCTGCTGGATGAACTCGGCAGGGTTCTGGTTCAGGTAGCTGTCCCAGATCTGGCTGCTCGCGTCGGCGCCGGCATAGCCAGCGCCTTTTGGCAGGAGCGCCTCAGGCGTCGGCTTGTCCGGGGGCGCCGCGACCTCGCGGCCGTTCGCCTCGGGTTCGTCAGCCGCCCTTTGCAGGAGGCCCTTCGCCCACGTCGCCAGCCCCATGTTTCTCCAGCCTCTCGAGCAGGTTGTGCAGGGTGGCGCGGCGCCCGCGCAGACGCGCCAGCGCCGCCCTGTGGTAGCTATAGAGCGAGCGCTGCGTCAGAGGCTGACTAAAATCCTCGCGCATGATTTTAGCAACGGCCTCCGCGGGGATCGGCGTCTCACCCGTCACCTCGTCGCGCAGATCCTCGCGCATGCGCATGAGGGCACACAGGACACGGTCGTTCATCTCGCGCACCGATTCGTGCTCGATGCGCATCAGCTCTCGCGCCAGGGAGCGGACGATCCTGCTGGCGGCCTCGGGTTTCGAGTTCATCAATAGTGCTCCCTTTCGTTGTAGAAGTCGCGGACACCTTCCGACATGTCGTCGCTGGCGTCGCCGCCAGGGGCATTGCGCAGTGCGTTCTCGATCGCGAACCAGAAGGCCATTATCTCGTCCGGCGTCGCGGATCGGTCGAGCGCGGCGGGCAGGTCCGCCATGGCGGCCTCGAATGTCTGCCAGTCGCCGGCGTGAGGTGAATCGCTGGTGGCCTCGGCGGCCGGCCAGACGATCTGCTTGTTGTGCAACATCGTGTTGATGCCAGGCAGGCCGAACTCCGGGTGCATTTTGTTTGCTCCCGTGTGGAAGGCCTCGAGGCGGCCCCACCAGTCGAGCCCGCGGCGCTGCGCCTCGCCTTCCAGTGTCTTCGACACGCGGTCCTGCAGCGCGTTGTTCTCCACCTTGACCGACTTGAAGCGGATGCCGCGCCGCCAGATCGCCTCGAGCAGGTCGACAAGCTCGAGGTCGGAGTACTTCCCGACGTGCAGCTCGACTGGATAGATCTTCCTGGCAGCGTCCTGGGCAACAATCCACAGCACGGTGCCGCGGCGCTTGAGCGATGCCAGGTCGAGGCCGCCGATGAAGGTCAGGCGGGCGAGCGCCTCCGACTCCGCGTAGGGGAGGCCGTTGCGCAGCGTGAGGCCGAGCAGCTCGTGGGCGCGGCAGGGTTGCTGTGCGCGATCGTTCCATGCCGGGAACATCAGGTCGCCGGCCTCGGAGGCTTGCAGCCGGTAGAGCTTCTTCTTCGCGACCGGGTTCTTGAGCGCCAGCTTGTCCGGAGTCCACTCGGGATGGTTCGGCGGGGGAATCGTCAGCTCGGCGTGCGGCGCGCCGATGATGGGGGCGGCCGACGCTGGCAGCAGCGTAGCCGAAAAGTCTGCCGAGCGCTCGAGCAGGGACAGGCGCGGCGGCGGATTCCAGATTCTGACGAACATCGAGCGGTCGTCGTCGTTGAGCCCGATCCACACACTGGTGAATCGGCGATCGCCGCGGAGCGCGTGGGCCAGATCCTGCTTCGAGCGGATGTTCTGCAGGTAGCAGCACCAGCCGCCGTTCGCGAGGCGGCCCTCAATCCAGGTGTTCCAGAAGGCATTCGTGACGCGCTGTCGCTTCGCGGCGGACTGCGCGATCTCCTCGGTGATGATGTCGTCGGCCAAAAGCATATCGACGCGGATATCCTCGCGATCGGGGACCGCGGCGATGGCCGCCATCGTGGGGTCCTTGCGTTGGCCGGCGGCCCGCAAAAACCAGCCGTCGCGGCGCCAGCCCTGATCGTCGCGAATCGTGCGCCCCATGCGCCGTGCGCCCCGCACGCGCGAGCGCTCGTAGTCAGGCCGCACGCTCGGGAATATATCTCGATAGTCGGGGAGCAGCAGGGTCTTTCGGCAGAGGGCAACTCGGTCGGCGGCGCCAGACTCGTCGCCGCTGATGACAACAGTGCGGAGCGTCTGATCGTGCCCGATCCGCCAGAGGAAGAACAGCGAGGCGAGCGTCGACTTGCCGCGCCCTGGCGGCGTGATGATCGACACATGCCGGCGCTGGGCGTAGCACTCCTCGAGGACAGACACGATGACCTGCAGGTCGGCTGAGTCCATGTTGAGCGGGCGGTCGCTCTCATCGCGGCCGACGCGCATGCAGAACTCTGCGAACGACTGACGCGCGGCCTTGGCCGCTTCGGCCTTCGCCGCGCGCTCAATCAGCCTTTCTGCCAGGAACGCAGTGAGGGGGCGGGGCTCGGTCATGATTGAGGGTCCTCCTGGGCCTCGCTGACGCGCGCCTCGATCACCTCGAGAGGTTGAGCCTCACCCGCGAGCAGGCGGTCCTGCTCGGCCCACTTCTTGGGGAGGACCTTCGCGATGCGGGCGATCGCTTCGGAGTTCTCGGGCCCAAGCGCCTCGACGATGTCGGCGACCAGCTCCTCGGCCATGGCGGCGCGCTCCTGCTCGACCTGCACCTTGGCCTCGACGCGGAGCGGGGCGTCGAGCCCCAGCAGCTTCCGCCGCTCAGCGCCGGCGCGCAGCGCCATCTCGAGGAAGCGAGGATCGCCGGCCGGCTCTTCCGTCGTCACCTTCACGCGAGCGATGCCGTCCCAGCCTGCCTTCTGTGCCTGTTCCTTCGTCACAACGCTCTTGGTCTGCTTGGACTTTTCCCAGGCCTCCCACGCCTGCTGCTCGACGAGTGAGATGCGCTGCAGCTCGTCGGCGATGAGGGCCTCCTTGCGGGCGACCCACGTCGCGCGCCATGAGTCGCGCATGATCTGCAGCAGGCGATGCGTGCGGGGTATCGTGAGGCCGAGCTCGGCGGCGAACCACCGAACCGGCTTGCCCGGGTTGCGCAGCGCGAGCTCGCTCAGCTTGAGCACTTGAGCCTCGCGCGCCAGAGACTCCTTCTTCCGTCGGGGCGCGCTCACGCCTTGGTCGCCCTCCGCCCGGTGAACTTCTCCCAGCGCGCGACGATCACGTCGCAGAACTTGGGGGCGCGCAGGACGGCGCCGTGAGGGGCCTCCTCGAGGATGAGCTGATCGCCGTACACGGAGCGCAGCGCGCGCAGCCGCTGATGGCCGGCGACCATGTTGCCCGTGCGCTTGTTCCACGTCAGGCCGGCGATGTCGCCGAACTGCACGAGGCTGCTCTTCAGGCCGGCAAGGGCCTCGGGGGAGATCCGCCGCGGATTGTAGCTGGCGGGCTTAAGGTCGTCTATGCGCATGGTGGGCTCCTAATCCAGAAAATCTCAAGATTGGCGGGGCCGGAAGGCCTCCGCTCGTTTTCGTGAAAGTTACGAAAGGGTGTTGTGGAAAAGCCCGCTCTTGAGGTCGAACTGCAGCTCGACCGTGTAGATCGGCCCCTGCCGCTGCTTGGCGACGATGACCTCGGTGGGGATGTGCGCCTTGTACCTGAAGCCGCCATCCGCTGTTTCGTCCTGGGTCTGCTGGACACGCTCGCGGTGGAGGAAAAGCACGTTGTCTGCATCTTGCTCGATGTGCCCGGAGTCGCGCAGATCGGAGAGCACGGGCCGCGCCCGCTTGGATGTGTCGGCGCGACGCTCAACGGCGCGGTTGAGCTGGTGGAGGCACAGGATCGGGATGCCCAGCTCCATCGCCAGGCGCTTCAGGCCCACCGACGTTTCCCCGAGCAGCTCGTTGGTGTTCGCGTTCTTCCTGCCCTCGAGGCGCATCAGCCCGAGGTAGTCGACGACAACCAGCCGCAGGTCGCCGGCCATGCGAGCATAGCGCCGCGTGATCGACGAGAGCTGGGTGAGGGAGACTCCGGGAGTCTGCTCGATCGCAAGCGGCATGGTGCGCGCCCAGTCCTGGTAGTCGCGCAGCCGGGTGATCTCGAAGCCGCTGAGGTAGCGCGGGTTCTGCAGCTTCGACGCATCAATGCCGGTGGCCATGGCCATGAGGCGGCGGGTGAGCTGCTTCCAGTTCATCTCCATCGAGAAGAAGAGCACGCGGCCTTGGCCGGAGCGCGCCACGTTGTAGGCGATGTTGAGCCCGAATGCGGTCTTGCCGATGGATGGGCGGGCACCGAGGATCGTGAGGCTCGATCGGTCCATCTTGAATCGGGCGTCGAGGTCAATGAAGCCGGTTTGGAGCCCCTCGCCGTTGCCGGCTTTCTCGGCCTCGATATCGTCGATGGTTGGCGCCCAGATGTCGCCGAGCTCGTGGATGGCCATGTCGCGAGAGTCGACGGCGATTTCGTAGAGGCGGCGCTGAGCGTCGCCCAGGAGCTCGTCGACGGGACGGTCCTGGGCGGCGGCCTCGCGGTAGATGTCCTTGGCTGCGGCGAGCAGCTTGCGCAGGCGCGACTTCTCGGCGATGCGCCTGGCGAGCTCTGGGGCGTGCCCGGTGGTGACGACGTAGTCCTCGAGGCTGGCGAGGAACAGCACGTCCTTGTCGCTGTCGATCTTGCCGGCGAGCTTAAGTCGATCTGTAACGCCGACGAGCTCGGCGGAGCCGCCGGTGGACCACTCGGCGACGATGGCCTCGAAGATGGCCTGATGGCGCTTGAGGTAGAAGTCCTCGGCTCGGAGGACCTCGGTGACCTCGGCGATCACGTCGTTGTCGAGGAGCATGGCGCCGAGGACACTGCGCTCGGCGTCTTCGGAGTATGGGACTTGAGGGCGGGTTTCGTCGGCGGTGGCGCCGTTGCCGTTGCCGTTGCGGTGGTAGGTCACAGTTCAGCCCTCCTTGCCTCGAGGTAGTCGAGGGTCAGCAGGCTGGGGTTGGCCTTGATCGCCTGGACCTCGGGGGTCTTGGCGAGGTCGCGCATGATATGCCCGAAGGTGTCTTGGGCGACGTCGGGGCCGTGGCGCAGGGCGAACTCTCGGGCGAGGGGGAGCCAGGCCTTGTGGTCGTGGCCGGTAAGCTGGCCGAGGACCGATAGGTGGCTGTGGGTGAAGGAGATGAGGAAGTCGCGGACGCGGATCTCCTCGGGGACGGGGGGCGGTGGCGGGTCGTCGTCGTCGGCGGCAGCCTCCTCGTCGAGGAAGCGCAGTGCCTGGTCGAGGCGATCGACGCCGCCACGGACGGCGAAGGCGTCGGGGTATCGGACGATTCGTCCCCACTGGCCGGGGTTGTGGGAGGGGCCGTTTCGGATCCACCAGGTGACCGCGGCGGTGACCTGGTCGACGCCGAGCTCGTTGATGCGCTCGATGAGGCACTGGGTGCGCTGGGCGTGCTCTTGGGCGGTGCCTCGCTTGCTGTGGCGCTCGATCGCCCAGGCGAGGTTTTCGGCCGCCTCGAGGAGCTCGGCCGCGCAAGAGCCGTTTTCTGGCACTTTCGAGCCGGGGCCAGTAGTCTCACTCTCTCCGCGGCTCGGAACGGCCGCGGCGTCAAAGGTAAAGCCCTTTACCGGCCCCAGATTTCCGTCGCCTGATCCTCGTTTGCTCGGTTTCGCCGATGTTGGGGTTGTTTCTGCGTTTCGCGGCGGGCGGGCGTCGGCGGCGGCCGCCGCCTCGCGCGCGACCGCCCTCTCGCTCTCGTTCTCGCTCTCGCTCTCGCTCTCGCTTGTTGAACCGGCGTTGAACGGCGGTTGAACCGGCGTTGAACCGCGGCTCAACCGTGGTTCAACCGTGGTTGAACCGGCGTTGCCTTGACCTCGGGTTTGGGCCGATCGCTTGCCGCGCTCAACCTGTTGCTCGCGCAGACGCTCTGCGCGGAGCCACTCCTGGTAGAGGCGCTCGTTGATCAGCTTGTTGGGCACCGAGGGGTGCTTGACGAAGCACCGGCGGACGAGATTCAGGGATGCTCCGTCGGACGTTTGGAATCCGGCCAGCCGTGCCAGCAGGAGGTCGTCGTCGGGGATCCCGCAGTCCTTGTCGAGCCATGCGAGGGCGAGGAGCTGGATGTAGGCGCCGCGCTCGGCGGGGGTCATCATCATGACGGTTGGTGACGACACCCAGTCCGCGGCGTTGAAGGGGAAGTAGGGTAAACCCATCTTAGGGCCTCTTTCCGGTCAGTGGCGCAGAATCATCCGCGATGATTCCGTCGGTGGCTGGGTGGAGTGCTGACGATCAACGCTCGGTCCTGTTGGCAGCTCTGCCTGCCGGGAACGCCCAGCTGCCGGCATAGCTGGGCATCGGAACGTGGGCGCCCGGGCGGGCCCATGCGGGCTCCTTGAACGTGGGGATGACTCCCCGGCAGTCTGAGTGCGGTGGCGGCCGGCGGGGCGGCGCGGATTCTTCCTCGCTGTCATCGGCGGCGGGCTCGCTGGCCTCGGCCGCGATCGCGACGGGCTGAGGGGCGGCGCCCGCCCCCTTGAGCACGTTCTTGATCATCTGCACGTTGAACCTGCGCATTTTGCCGGCGGCGCTAATCCACTGGCGACTGGCGATCTCCTCGGGGCCGTGCCCCTTGGCGGCGAGGTCGCGGATCGCCTGGGCTGACTGCGGGCTGAGGCGCGCATTAAGCTGCATGTGGGCTCGGCCGATGTCGCTGACGTGGTTGCGGCGCTTGGGCGCGCTGTCTAGGGGCACGGCGAGCGGCTGCGTCGGGGGCATTTTGCTGGCGTCGGCAAAATGGTCCCGACGCGCCTCGGCGACGTCCTGCTCGAGGCGGCGGATGGTCTCGCCGCGCAAGTGGTTCAAGGCCTCGATGCCCTCGGTTGCGCTGCGGACCTCGCGGCCGAGAAGCTTCTCGAGGAGGGCGCGGGCCTGCTCGAGCTCGTTGGCGCTGCGGTCGATTTGCCAGAGGCGAAGCAGAATGCCTTCCTCGTGGGACTCTGGCTCGTGATTGATCTGGAGCCGGTTGTTGGCGTCGATGACGAAGGTCGCTTTCATTGGCCTGCTCCCTGGGCGAAAAGGTCGCTGTTCTCCTCGAGCTCGAGCTGCCGGTAGTCGGCGATGATGGATTCGAGGACGGCGAGGTGATGGTTCTGCGCGGCGGAGAGGCGTTCGCCGCGGTTGGCGCGCTTCATCTCGGTGAAGGTGGTGGCGCGGATGGCCTCGAGGGCTTGGCGTTTTTCGGCGGCGGAGATCGGTCCCCGGTCGTGATCGAGTCGCGTCTTCATGCGGCAGCCCTCCCCCTCCGCTGCATCTCTGCAGGCCTGATGATGTCGAAGCCTAGGGCGCGATAGCCTTGGAAGCGGGTCCAGGAGGCGGCCTCGCTGAAGGCGTGCTGCCAGTCGTAGAAGTCGATGATGAGGCCGTGGTCCTTGCCTTCGAACTGGCGCAGCACGCGGGCCGTGCGCTGCTCGATGCGGGCGCTGTGGCGCTTGTTGCCGTCGCGGTCCTCGACCTTGCTGATGCCGCGGCCGCCGGAGGCGAGGACGAGGCAGGAGGCGCGCGGGACGTCGAGGCCTTCATCGGCGAGGCTGGTGGCGATCAGGACCTTGATGGTGCCGTCGCGGAAGGCTTGGATGATGTCGTCGCGGCGGCCGTCGTTCTTCACGGTCATCCGCGAGAAGACGAGCGCCGAGCCGGGAACCTGCTCCTTGATGGAGCGGCCCTGCTCGACCGAGAAGACGAGGCACAGGACCGAGTGTCCGGCCTCCGCCTGGGCGCGGCAGGCCTGGGCGGCCATCGCGTTGCGCACGGCGTTGTTGGCGATGACGATCTCCTGGACCTTCACGTTCTCCGCCTGGCGGCGAACGGTCTCCATCTCCTTCGCGATCTGCCCCTTGTCGCAGTCGCGGAAGCGCCACTTCACCTTGGTCCACATACGCTCGAAGAAGGACGAGCTGCGGCCTTCCTCGTCGGTCTCCTTGTCGAAGGTGGCCGCCTTCACGATCTTGTCCAGGCCCATGTACTGGCCGGGGACGAGGAACTCGACGCGGCCATGCGTCGTATAGCCGCCGCCGCCGACCTCATCGCGCTCGATCGTGCAGGCGATGGGGCCGATGGTGTCCTCGATCTCGGGCCACAGGCCGTCCTCGCGGTGCGGCGTGGCGGTGAGCCCCCAGACGATCTTGGCGTTGGTGCAGCCGGTGATGGCGGCGCGCCAAGTGGGGGCGGCCGCGTGGTGGCACTCGTCGACGATCAGCAGATCGATGGTGGCGAGGTCGACTGCGGCGAGGCCGGACGGGTGGGCGAAGGTGACGCTGCCCTTGGCGGCGATCTCTGGGGGGATGATGCCGAGGGCCTTCTCGCCCTGGGCGAGCTGGTCGTTCGTGTTTGCGAGCCAGAGCACGTTGATGGCGCGGGCTGCGCTGCGCAAGACGACCTCGAGGGCGCGCGCTGCGATGATGGTCTTGCCGGATCCGGCGGGCGCGACGGTGATGCTGCGCTTGTGCCGCAGCATCGATGAGATGGCGCGGTGCTGGTAGCCGTTCTTGCCGCCTCGGAGGCCCCAGAGTTCGGGGGCGTCGGCGGGCATGTAGTCGATGAGCCTGCTCATGGCGTAGCCTTTCGGTGTTGACCGACCGGCGCAGGCGGGAGTGGCTCTCGTCTGCGCGGTGGTTCTGGGAAGTTCTGCTGCGTCGGGGGTTGGGGGTGGCGCCCCGGTCCTCGGGGCCGGCGGGGAGTTGGCGCTCCCTGCCGGCCCGCTTGGTTTCTCAGTGGGCCGCGGCCGCGGCCATCTCGGTGGCGCCGAGCCGGGTGGGCGCGACGTCGATCGTGGCGGCCTTCTTGGGCTTGGCCGGCCCGACAGGGGCGACATCCAGGCCGAACAGGTCGAGCTGCTGGTACTCGACGGCGGACCTGAGCCCGGCATGGATGAAGTCCATGTGGTCTTCGAACCACTGCTGCGGCTCGAAGTCCTCGATGGTCTGGGTGAAGGCCTCGATGTTGTGGGCGACCATCCAAGTGGTGCCCTTCGCGTCGTCGTAGCCGATGTGGCAGATCTCGTGGTGAATGAGCATGCGGCGGCGCGCGGGGCTGAGGGTACGCCATGCCTGGCTGCAGACAGTCACGACGAAGTCGGGCGCGTAGCCGTAGGCCGCCTTGAAGACGTCGGCCTGGGCGATGCCCACCTTCTTGCACTCGCCGAGCTTCGCGATGGGCTCGCCGCTGGCGTCCTTGCCTTGGGACCATGCAGTGGGGACGCCCTTCACCATTTCGTCGCGGGTGAGGAAGAGGATCTGCAGGCCGCGATCGATCTTGGGAAAGAAGCGTGCGAGCGTCTCCTGCGCGAGGCGCAGGTCTGAACCGGAGAAGGGGGCGAGGCGCACGATCCGGCCGTCGGCCAGACCGTTGAGGAGATCCTTCACTTCCTCGCGAACGCGAGCGCGAAAGCGGAGGACGCGCTCGAAGTCGCCGCTGTTGGATTGTTCGGTAGCGCGCTGGGTGCTGGTGACGAGTTCCTGCAGCCAGTCGTTGAGGGCCTTGACGGCCTCCTTGGCTTCCTTGCTGCGGAGGGCCTTGGCGAGGTCGCCGGCGTGGCAGTGCTTGCGGGCGATTTCTGCCCATTCCGAATCGCGGGGAGCGGCGGCGACGATGCGGAGCAGCGTGGCGACGACCTCGCCGCTGGCGTTCGAAAGCGTATAGACGGCGATACCGACCTCGCCGTGGGTGGACGAGGCCCGCTCGGGGAGCTCGGGGACTTCCGCCGAGGCGCAGGCGGCGCCGGAGATGATCATCGCGGCCACGCGTTTCTGGGTGAGGGTGATCTCCAT